TCACCGGGCACAAGAGCCACCGGACGATGATGCGCTACGCGAACTTGCGCGGGTCCGACCTCGCGGCGCGGCTTTGGTAGTGGAGCGCATGCGGGCGCTGGTTTGCGAAATAATGAGCTTCTCCAGGTAGCTCAGCACATCGCGAACCAGCATCGTGTATGCGCGACCCACCTTTGCGGCGGGAATGGCGCAATCGTCAATCAATTCTAGGACGGTCTTCGGATGCACATTCAGCAGTTCGGCGGCTCCTTCCACGCCGGTAGTGGGCGAGCTGGCGCCGAACTGCGTGGCAGAGCCTTTGGTGCGTTTAGTCGGGGTGATGGGTGTCGGGCTGGACATGCTTCGCTCCAATAAAAAGCCCGCGCAAGGCGGGCATCCAAGCATTCTTCGTGGTGTCCAGCAAGCGCTGGATTGTGTCGGTCATTTCGCTGCTTCTTCGGCCGCCTTGAGCATCCACCGCCATCGCCAGATAGACAGCGGGTCCTCATCGCGGTCACACTCGCCGGGGCGGGCAATGTGGACCTGGCTTTCGAGATCCATTTCCATCGAGCCGCCCCGTCTGTGGCGAAACAGCGTGGCGCCATTCGCGTTCTTGGCGTGCGCGAGCATTTCGCCCGCCGTGGTGTTGGTGGCCGGTTCGAAGGCGATTTCGTACCAATCGCCCTCCCAGCACCCCGCACGGCCGAAGCCTTCCGGGAAAACGAGATCCGGAGGCACCTCTTCCAGCAATTGGATAAGTCGTTTCAGGTCCATATGTGATTCGTTAATGATGCACAAACATCGTCTGTGCGCGTTTTATGAGTCATCCGTATACAGCGCCGCCGTCGGTGTGGGAGTTGCCGGTTTCCGGATAGGCTGGGACCGGTGCCGGGCAAGGGTTGCCGGCCGATGATGGCGAGGAAATTGCCGGTTTGTTTGCCGGTTGCGCGGACAGGGCGACGCGAAAAATTTCGCCGACTCGCGACCCCAACAGGTCGAACGCCGCGCAGTACCACTCGTCCCAGCTTTCATCATCTTCAGGCGTCAGGGCAGCGCAGTCATGGATTGCCGCCAAAACGCGGCTGCGCAAGTCGTCCATATCCGAGGTATCGCGCGCCGCCTCGCTGGACTGCGGCGCGGCATTCGTAGCCTGGGAACCGGCGGGATCGAGTGCGGCGCAAATCTCCCCTTCCAGATCTTCGTGTTGCGCGCGCGTAAGCTCGCCGGTTTTGATGACCTTGGAAAGCAGGTGGGCCCCGCTGTGCGTGCCGCAGAGGCTCACGTAGTGGACGTCGGAGTATTCGCCGCCACCGTCGCTGAATCGAATGGTGCAACCGCACGACGCCGGATTACCGTTCACAAAGGTAATCTTTGCCGGTTGCTGCGCCTCCCCGGCTACAGGGGCGCTGGCATTCTCGCGTAGTGGCTTGATCGCCAAGAGGAACGCGGCGCGGCATTTCTCGGCAATGGACTTTGGCACCATCCTGGCCGATGAGCCATCCGGGCAGCAATCAAGATGGCCATCAGCAACATCGCCCACGTGGCCACACCCCGGACAAAACCGCGTCATGGTTGCCTCGGCAATGACGAAATCGGTTTTCCCGGTGAAGGTGTGGACCATCCCCGAAGCAGCCCCACCCGCACCAGGGGTGCTTTCCAGGGCGCGCAACCGCAGCGACTCGGCCCAATATTTGGGATCAACTTTTTCGTCGACCAGCGTCTGAATCGAGGCTACAGGGGTGCGCAGCGCGTAGACCGGGTCGCCGTTCGGGTTCCAATCCACACCGGCGACCCGCAGCAGCGCCGCGGCCAGCTTTCGTTCGGTCGCGGTGACGCCGCCGCCCTCTCCGTTGCTGTTCCAGCTATAGGATGCCAGGACGCTATTCGCCTCCTTGACTTCCTCCCAGGTGGGTGCGCACACCGGGGGCCTGGCTACAGGGGCATGCAGCTTGGACACGGCATCGCTGGCGACAGCGCGAACAGCGGCGCGCATGCTTTCTAGGTATCCCGGCAGTGAGTAATTGCGCAGCGCCGAACCGGACGCGCGCAGGATGGCGTCCAGGTGAGCGTCGATTTCGGGCGCCGAAAGAGGGGCGTTCTGGTTGGTCATGGATAGAGTCCGATAAAAGTACAGTACGATTGTTGGCTATCGATTAGGAGCAGCGATGAGTACTGAGAACCCGATTTATATGAACGACCATGGCGCCCATCACTATGCTGTTCATTGCCAGCGGCATGGTGTGGGCGAGCAGCCGTGGACGGTTTATGTAGAGGTTTTCCGCGAAAAGGAGCTGGTGCTTCCTATGCGCTCGCTTGACGATCAGGCGTTTCAATCGTACGAGGAAGCACGGCAGGCTGGGGCCGCGGTCGCCGAACAGCTGATCAATCAACTGGAGGGTAGGACTCGGTGATCGAAGGAGCCGTCGGGCGCGCCTTTTGGACTGCGTCGAGCACCTCTTCGGGGGGGCGGCGGAACTTTCCAGCTTGAATGCGGATAACTGCCTTGGACCCGTGATAGCTGTCCTCGGCGTTCACCGAAGCTTTCTCGGGCTCCGCCTTGCGGGCGGCCGTCGGATCGAACTGTTCAGGATTACTTAAAAGTTCGTCGCTAGCCTTACGGTGCTGCAATGCGGGCCAAGGGGATGGAGTAGGGCCGGAGTGACGAGGCATATGCGCCGCCATCGCGCTCGGCTTGTGCCTTTTGCCGCGCAGAGATAACGCGGTTAGCGTCCTCCTCGTGCACCCACGCTACCACCTGCTGCGCGTCCGCGGACGCAGGGATGGCTTGGATCTCGACAGGCTTGGACAGGAGCCGGCGCGCAGCCTCTTTGTCAAAGCCCAACCAGTTGCTTGGGCATCCCATATCTTGGTAAATGAACTCGGCCAACGCATCGATTTGCGCGGTTGTCGGCCACGTCTCCTCCTTGGCGCGCGTTTCGTTGGACTGAAGATCATCAGCCGACCAGCGAAAGCCGATCATGGGGGCGCTTGCCAGGGCCGCATCAGCGTCGTCGAGGATTTCGCCAATCGTGCGAGTCACACCATCGAGCTTGATCCTGTCGGCCTCGATCTTCAGCGCCTGGAGCGCTCCAGCAGTCCAGCGCAGGGCGCCCTGCATGGCTATAGGGGCGCACAGCTTGGACAGCACGGCTGATTCGACGGCCCGCCACATCGGCAGCAGGGCCACACTGGGGCGGCCGTATTTTGCGCCCACATCCAAGAGTTCTAAATCCGTCAGCACGGGCTGGGCGGCGTTGTTCTGGTTGGTCATTGCATCGGCTCCATTTTTGCCGGCTCGGCCGGCATCGTTCTGCGCACCCAGGCTGCGGTCGCCTCCAGGCGCTGGGCAGCGGATTCAGACCCTTCGGCCTGGGCCATCACGACGGCGCCGACGCTGGCCAGCTTCATCAGGTAATTGCCGATCTGGTTGCGGTCCGTCATGCAGCAGGCGTTCAGGTAGTCGCGGACCATGCGAACGGCCATCTGCTCGGCGGCTTCCGGTCCGACTGGCTGCGCGGCGGTGGTAGTGGTGGTCATGTCCCTTCCCTCGTGGTGGGCTGGGTGGCGCGCTTGCGTTGAATCAGCGCAGCCAGCTCCTGCCGTCCGATTTCAACCGCGCCCGCTGCCACGGCATGGGCGCGCTTTTTCAGGCAAATGTCGTAGTGGCTGTGGGGCGTGCCGGCCTTCTGGTGCCAACGGCGGGCAACCCCGATGTGGTCCGCCATGGCGTGCAGTTCGTCATCGGTGTCGGCCAGCATGTGACACATGACCATCCGGCCGTAAGGCGCGCGCATGTCATCGACGTAGACCGTCATCACGCCTCTCCCTGCTGCGGGACCTGGGCGGCGCTAAACGACGGCTCGTATTCGAGCTCGACTTCCCATCGCCCAATCTCGGGGCCGGTAAAGCCGTCGAATATGGCGAACGTCAGCGGCCAGTTGGCCTCGAATCCGTCATGGTTGTGGAAGTAGTCTTCGGCGCACGCCTCGGCTTCCTCCTCGTCGATGTCCTCGGCAGACGAGCGTTGAACGAACTCCGGCGCCAAAGTGCGGCGTTCCGGGCCGGATTGCGGCCAAACACGCGCATAGAACCTCATGCCTCCTACCCTTTTCCCTGCTCGGCGGCAATCGCCTGAAAGGCGGATGTGGCCGCTTCACGCCACTTAGAGCCATGCGCCAGGTACTGGCACAACATGAAGTGGATCACCGCCGCTTGTTCGTGCTCGGCCTTCATCTTGATGGTGCGCCCGCCGTTGCGCAGAACCTGCGCCAGAAGCGCGCAAGTGAAACTTGGACGGCCAAGTATTTCGATGAGGTCAGCATTCAACGCGGGCAGCGTCGGCGCATTGCCAGCAGCGGGGGCGGGCGTCAAGAGAGCAAGGAATTCACGCTCGGCGAACAGGCCGTCTATGGCATCGCTCAGCAGGAACCGTTCGAACTCGGTGGGTGTATGGCACCCTTCATCGAGGCGCAGCTCATAGCCATCCAGATACTCGTCGATGGCTGCGTCGATTGCCTTCCAATCCCGCTCCTGGGGTGTTGCGGTGGTGGAAGGGCCGGGGGCGGCTTCCACGGCCAGGCCGTCGTGACGGATCACGCCGGATACCTTGTGCCCCTGTTCCATCCATTGCTTGACCACGGACACGGAATCGGTGAAGAGGGCGGGGAAAGATCCTTCGCGATACCAGCCGAGGAGCTGTAACGCTTTGGTCTTGGTGGTGTCGCTCATGCGGCCATCCTCAATAAGAGTTCGCGCGGAGCATTGGCTGCGATCAGCGCCACCGCCGGGGGCGGGCTGACGCTGTTGCCGACCATATGCACCTGCTGGGACTTGGTGAACACGCGGCCATCGTGCCCGCGGGTGATGATGTATTCCGGGGGGAACCCCTGGAGGTCGTACAGCTCTGCCGGCGTCAGCATCCGCAGCCGGATATCGACGACGACTTACGGCGTGCCCTGGATGTGCACGGTGACCAGCGCCAGGCGATCCCGGGTGGTGAGGGTGCTGGCTGGGTCGCGCAGATCGCCCCATTGGCCGCCCTCGCCGTAGTAGCGCATCAGAAATGCTGCGACCTGGAGGGCGCCGGCCTCGTCGTCTGGCGACAGGTCGTATTCCACGAGTCCGTATCGAGCGGCCCCAGCGAGGACCGTCTGCGCCGGATCGCGCAGGTCAGAGCCGATCACGTTCTGGCTCATGGCCGTCAGGTGGGCCGCCACGACTCCGTGATGGCCGCCGGTGGCGATGGTCGGCACGGCGTCATCCATTCGTCGGCCAGCGTGGCCGCTGGTGTTGGTCACCAGATGGGCCGTGATCAGCTGCTGCTGGCTGCCGCTGTTCGTAATGGTGGACGCCGCCCGGCGCAAGTCATGGGCCGGCGTGGTGTTGTAGCCGCCGTTGGCCTGGACCATGAACGCTGATGCTGCCGAGAACCCGCCATTGCTGGCGGTCATAGTGCCAACCGGGGCCTTCGGATCGTTGCAGCCGTAGCTCCATCGGCGCGCGCCGGCTTTGCCTTCGCCGTGGCCCGCCTGGACCAGATAGCCGGAGGCAACCGCGTGCTTGATCCCGCCAGCCGTTACGGTGCCAAGTGGCTGTTGGTGATCGAGGCATCGCGGAGCCTGGCCTTCGCGCTCGCCGTAGCCGGCCTGCACCAGCACCGGCGCCATGACGGCGCTGTCACCCTTGCGGGTGATTGTGTAATGGGGCTCGTCGGCGGACCGAGGTTGGCTTTGCCCCGCGCGGCCACCAACGCCGGCAAGCACGGGGGCGACAACGGCATGGGAACCACCACGAGGCTTTGCTGTAACGGTGCTGATCGGCTGGCTGGCTGAATGCGATCCGTCGCGGCTCCAGTTGGCGATAGGGACGATGAACGGGTCTGCGCTGTCCAGTACGTAGCGCTTCATGCCGCGGGCGATGCGCCGCATGGTGGCGTCCGCCAGGGGACGCGGGCGGTTGAAGATGCTCCGCCCCTCGATTCTCCAGTCGATTCCGTCTGCGGCCGCGCGCCATCGCTTCTGGCCTTTGGTTGGGGTCTTGAAGTGGGTGGCCTGGGGCCATACGATTGGCATGCCATCGCGGCGGGCCATCATGAACAGGCGGGTCCGCGTCGTGCCTGCGCCATAGTCGGCAGCATTGAGCTCACGCCAATCAACGATGTAGCCCATGCCCTGCAGGATCGCCACGAGACGGAGCCAGTGCTTACCCTGCTGCTTCGGGTCCGGCACAAGGTATTGCTGCTGCACCGGCACGCGCTCGCCCGGTGCTGCCACAGAGCCGTCGAGTTTGACCACGCGGCCGGTGGCCGGATCGCGCTTGGCGATCAGGCGGCCCCATTTCAGGATCTGGACCACGTTTTCCAGGCTGATGATGTCCGGCTTGACTGTGCCGGCCCAGCGCACCGTGACCCAGGCCAGCGCCCGAATGTTCTTGCGGCGCGGCTGGCCGCCCTTGGCCTGGCTGTGGTCGGTGCAGTCGGGGGACAGGTGGAGCCAGCCGACTGGCATGCCGTCGGTGGCCTGGCGCGGGCAAACCTCCCATACGTCTGCGATGTAGTGCCGGGCTTGCGGGTGGTTCACCTCATGCATGCTCAGCGCATCGGGATTGTGGTTGATCGCGATATGCACGTGCTGGCCGGTCGCCTGCTCATATGCCGTCGACCAGCCGCCGCCGCCGGCGAAGATGTCAACGACCAGCTTTGCGGTGATGCCGAGCATTAGTTGCGGTGTCAGCATGCGGATGTTCCTTGTTCTTCGCCCAGCACCCAGCGAAGGGCGGCGGCGTACTCGCCCTGGGCCTGGGCCAGGGCGGCCAAGATCTGCTTGCGAGATTTCACGCGGGGGCGCTCGCCCATGACGGCGGCCTGCTTGCGGCTGCGTTCGTGCGGCGTGGCACCCTTGCCGGCCTCGACCAACTCGGCCACCTTGGCGCGCTGCTCGTCGGGCTGCATCTTGACCAGCGTTTTGACGTGGGTCAGCGTGATATCGCCCGCTTCGAGTGCATTCTTGACGACGGCGGTGCAGTCCAGAATTGCCAGGGTGTCGCGCACGGTGGCCGGTCCGCAACCGAAGATCAGCGCCAGTTCGCTTTCGGAGCGGCCCTGATTGAGCATGAAGGCCATCTTATTGGCCCGGCCGAGCGGGGTGTCTGGCTGACGCAGTTCGTTTTCGCTGACCATGCCGGCGGCGACCTGGTGGGCGGTCCGGCCTCGTCGCGGTACTGCCGGCACCAGAAGCGGCGGCTTGCCCTCGGCGGCCAAGCGCCTGTTGGCTTCCTGTGTGTGCTTGACCCGCTGCCGCCCGGCGACAACCAGCGTCTTGCCCGATTCAGGGTCCTTCCACACAAGAATGGATTGCAGGACTCCGAACTCCTTGATGTTCAGCACCATGGCTTCATCCAGGGGCAGAAAGACCCGCTCATCGAACAGGGGGTGTTCCGGGTCGGTGACGAGGTGCAGTTGCTCGGGAAGGAACGTCAGGATGTTCGTTTTTCCGGTCGATCCGTACACGTCGATGCTGTTCTTTGCCATGTCGTAGTCCTCAGATTCTCTTTTCGCCGCCCAGCGCGTCCACGAGCTCGGCGAGCAGCTTCGCCAGTTCGCCGGTCATCAGCGTCATGTCCGAATCGAATTTCTCGTCATCGTTGGCGGTGACGGTGTCGTTGCCTTCTTTCAGCACGTCCAGGGGCGCGACACGCTTGACGTCCAGGCCTTCGGTCAGGACGAAGGAAATACGATCAGCCCAGGTCATGGCGAGGCGGGTGCACTGCTTGCCGGACTGGATGTGCCGGCCCACGTCAGCGGCGTCGATGGAATGCTTGATGTAGCGGATAGCTGCGCCGCTTTCGCCGGACGAGCGCAGTTCGGTGTCCTGGTCGATGGAGAAGTTGGCGGGCGCTTCGTCTTCGGCCAGCCAGCCGGTCATGGCTGACGCGGGGGACTGCGTGACGTAGAGGTTTTGCAGAGGGAAGGGGTCCACGCACTTCGCCAGAATGCCGATCACCTCATCCGCCCTGGCGGACGCGGCGGCATCGATCACCAGCCAGCGGTTGAGCGGATCAATCCATACGCGGGTATCGCGGTAGACGCTGAAGGCGCGCGGCAGGAGTTCGTCCGTGACGCGCTCCTTGATTTCCTTCATCTGCTTGCGGCCGGGCTTGTAGCCCTGCTGCTCTTCGATTTCCTGGGCACGGAACTTCGCCACCTGGTTAATGACCGTTGCAGGCAGGAGCTTCTTTTCGGCGCGCAGCGTCAGCAGGATCTGTCCGCCGACAACATGGGCCAGTCCGCCACCTTCACGCGGGGGAACCCAGCCGATGGACTGCATTTCCAGGTTGTTGCCTGGATGGAATGCCTGGCGGGCCAGCGCATCTTCCAGGTCATCGCCGAACAGCGACCAGGCGGCGGACAGGCGGTAAATCTTCAGGTTCTTGAACCACATGGGGAAATCCTTCTCTTTGAATTAATACGGAATCCAGCCGATGACAGGCTTCTTCGTCGCCTTGCTGATGATCGGCGTGCCCTTGGCGTCACACTTCTCGCCGCGCACCATTACGGACAGGCGGGAAGCTCGGTGCATGCGCTCGGTGAGCGCGATATAGTCGAAGGCGAACTGGGGGGGCATCGAACGCGCCGGAGACCTGTACCGGCTTGGCCTTCGCAAGGAGGTATTCCGTCTTGACGGCTATCCAGTCGGCTTCGTCCTTATCCGTAAGGCAGGCGCGGACTTCCTTGGTCATCGTGGCGAGGTGCTTGTCCCAGGCCTTCGCGGCGGCCTTGCGCGCTATAGGCTCAGTCATGCCGAATACGCAAAATGCACTCATTGCTGTTTCCTTTTGGCTCGGGGGCGCGCTGGGCGCGGGGAGAGGCCGCCGGAACAGCGCCCGGCCCAGATATTGCTTATGGTCTGCGGCGACACGCCGTAGCACGCGGCCAGTTCGTAGGTGCTGAGCCGGCCTCGGGCCGCTCGGATAAATTCGATTTCCTCGGGCTTGATCGCCTCGGCCTTTGCGCCGACCCAGCGAAGCCGGCGTCGCGGCAGGGGAATAGGCGGTATCCAGCCAGCGCGGTCGCGCAAGATGAAGTCGATACCGTTCATAGGGCGAGGCGGAGTATCCAGCCCAGCACCTGCTGGCCGAAGAGAAGGAACGCCGCCAGGCCAATGCCGGCGCACCACGCCACCAGGGGCGGGATATCTGCGTTGTTGTCCCAGTTGCCCTTGCCCGCGTGGTCGCGAGGGGCGATCAGGCCGCCCACTTTGCGGCAGACCTTGGCGCCCAGGGCCAGGGGGCGGATGCGAGCCGGGGGCGCGCTTGCGCTGATGGTGTTCATGTGGGGCTCCAGGAATCAGCCGCGGCGTGGCGGCGGGTAAGGTAATCGCCGATGGGGACCAGCACCACGGCCACCAGGGCGAGCAGCGCCAGGCCCCACCAGATGGCGGGGATAGTTGAGGGCATGGGGACTTGCGCGGGTGCGCGGTGGTTGGCTTCGGGGAGCAGGCCGGGAGGCCCGAACATCTCTTCACGATGGAAAGTCACTTTTGCGCCGGTGACATAACGGCGCCGGCCTGCTCTCCGAAGCCCCGCGCAAGAAGCAGCGGGGTGGAGGATTAGCTGACCAGGCGGTTCTTGAAGTTGCCCATCGAGCAATGATGGACTTTGTTGTCGACCTTGTAGGCGACGGTGTGACCCAGGCCGCGGCGCGTGATGGCGGTGACGTTCGCCGTGACGGGTTTGCCGCGCGGGCTGGTGGGCTTCAGTTGATAGGTCTGGCCGACGGTGATTTCGGGCATGGGTTCCTCTGTGGTGATTGACGCCGACCGGGCGTCGCGGGGTTGCGGAAAGTGGCCTACCAGTGATTCGCTTTGGCGATCACGTTGAGGACGTTGAACAGGGCCGCGCCGAACTGGCGCATCGAGTGCGTGAGCATTGCGAACATGGGGAGTCCTTCGGAGAGGTGAAGGGAAAAGGCCGTTCAGGGCGGCGCACCCCATCGCCAGGGGCGCGCCTTTCGCACAAAGTTGGACCCCTGTTCGGCGATCTGCCGAGGGGATGCGCCGGCCTGAGCGGCGATAGGAAATGCCGGGTTTCCACCGGACTGCCCGCCTGGATTTCTCGGCGGTCTACCCCTCATGCCGAAGCTTCGGGCGAATTGGTTGATGGGCCGGCCGTCGCCGCGCTCCTAAGAACGAGCGCCCGAAGGCGCTTCACCATCATCGAAGCGGGCCGGGCTTGATACCGGCTTACCCCAACCGCGTGCCGTTGCTTCATAGGGGTCGCTTTCGGCAAAGGCGTATCCATCCACGCCGCCGCTTCGATGATGGCCCTGCGCGCTTACCCGGCGCAGGTTAGGTAAGACCATTCAGCGTATGGAGCCGTCTTCTGGCGTATAGAGGGTGGGTTCTCCTCCAGCCATCGGGCAACTTTGGACCCATGCCGATATCGCCCGGCTCTCTGCGCCCGTTTACTCAGGGATTAAGCCGAGGCGGCCTAGCTGGGGCCGAGGCCCCGCTTGCGCTTCAGATTGAAGATGGTGTTTTCGGCATCATCACCGCCAAACATGGGAAATCTCCTTTGTGACCAGGCACAGCGCCTGCCGATACCCCGCACGCGGGGCATGAGCCGGGGCTGTCAGCGTGAGTAGTGCGGAGCGCGCAGTTCCTTGTATTCGGCCCAATCCAGCGCCGCGTAACCGCTGCGGCGGCACCATTCGCAGTAGCGCGTATATCGGCGTGCCATAAGTTGTAGGTCCATGGTCATTTCCTCAGTTCTGCCCCCACTGGGGCGTTATTCATTTGTCTGCGTACTGTCACGGTGCAGGCAGATGGACCGTTTACGCCCGGTCAGTCGATTTCTACCAAGTCTCCAAAATCGTCCATGACCTGGAGACCCAAGGATTCGGTTGTCATCCACTTCCTACGGTCATCGGAGAAGCGCCACCAGTAAGCGAGACATTTACCGTCGTCGTCATAAACCGACGCATCGTTGTCGTTGCGATCAGCGTGGTACTTAACCTTCATGCCAGCACCACCGTATCCGCGGAGCATTCGTGTAGCGCGCCACCGTCGATGTTCTTAAAGCCTCCGGCCATCTTCACGAAAAAGCGCCGTTGACCGGGGAACCGGAAGGTCTGCCCATTAGTCAGCGCTGCGAACGTCTTGGTTGCCATGCTGTTCTCCCTGTTGCTCACCGAGTGGTGAGGTGGTTGGCTTCGGTAAGCGCTGACTCGCAGCGCTGGCCGAAACCCGCTTTTCAGCGGTTCGGGTGCCGGGATTCCAACCGGCGTGACCGTTTCTGTTCTTGGCCGTCTACGCCTCACCCTATTGACCCGTGGACCGCGCTATGGCGGGCTGGATACGGCAGGGACACCGCGCAGAGCTGCGGCCATGCCCGCAGGTGCGATTGAGCCGGACGAACACCCCACAGGCGAGGTGAGCAACATCGGCGGCAAGTTGTTAAGGAGCGGTGCTCGCCTTCCCCATTCCGACTTTGTGGCGGTGACGTCTCCCGCTTGAGGCGATGCCCTGACTGCTGGCTGCGGGTCCGTGGGGGTGTTTCTGGCGCCGCGTTTGCAGCGTTGAATTGATAGTAGCAAACGCTACGCATTTAATCAATAGCAAAAGCTACGCATGACATCGGTACGATGCGCGAATCTATTTGTTACTGACAGGGAATACGATGGTTCAACGTAGCCACATGGGCGCACGGCTGGGCGCCTCGCGCTGTAGAAACGTCAATGGCAAGGGTGAGGTCGCGGGGCCTTGGGCCGCTTGGCGTCGGGCTGTGGGGGTATGTTTCGTCGCCTTGGGGCTTGCAATGGCCGATGCGGTGGCAGCCGGTCCTATCGGCCAGGCCAACAGTTTTCTAGGAATTACCTTTGGCGCCGAATTCCCGGGTGTAACGGAAATCTGCGAGCCAGAAACGACGGTGCGCTGCGTTCGCCCGAATGGAGCCAATTACTTTGAAATGCGGAACGAACCGGACCTAGGATTTCCGTACAAGGTGACGGTGCTCACTGAGCATGGGAACGCGGCCGAGATGTTGCTAAGTTTCCGGCGCGCAAAGCTACCGGTAATGCGAAATCTGCTGACGAGGCGCTTTGATGAGCCCAGCAGTATCGAAACAACCCTTGTTGATTTTTCGTTTGAAAGCGGCGTGGAAGTGTCGCGCGATGCCCTTTGGATTGGCTCAAAGCTGGTACTGTGGCTGTCGGAAATCGACCCGGAGGAGGAGGGCGGGTCCATGCTGCAGATCCTGCGGAAGGAGCGCTTCGATGCCCTCCTAAGAGAGCAGGATGAAAAAGCGAAAGGGGCGGCGGGTCACTTGTAAGCGTACGACGCCCTCCGTGACGCGCATACTGACCGAAAAACGCAGAACACTGCGCACCAGAAGGGCTGGAATGCAAAGAGGGCGGGTCGTCCCTGGCCGCCCGGCAATCCACAAGGAGTCCACTATGGAACTGATCAAGGCCTCAATCCAGACGATGCAGACGAGGTTCGGCACCGAGATCGAGTATGCGCGGCTGACCTATCGGACCCGGACCGGCATTGTCGGCCAATCCGTACTGTTGGACCGGCTGTCGCCCGAGACGTTGCGCCTGGCTCGGGCCGGCTATCGTGCGGCAAGCTGATGGCACAGGCGTAGCAACAACAAAGCCCCCCGTAGGTGGCCAACCTTGAGCTTTAGTTGTTACATGTACAAGTAAAGGTTGTGCTGTTAGGCTTTACTAACGTACCGGCTAAATTAAGCATTGCTATTCGAGGAAGAGCTTAAAGTAACGATTGAAAGAGTAGAGTCGGCTGCGCTGTCGTCCGCTGATCTCTATCAGGATATCGAGTCGGATCAGGTCTCCAATCACGGCGTTCACGGTCGGCGCTGACACACCGATCTCTTCCTGTAGATCTGGAGCAGTAATTACTGGTCGTCTGTACAGTACATGTAGCGCCTCTCGCGCATTTGCACTGCGCCGGCCCAGCGTCATCACAGCACTTTCCGCTTCGTTTCGGAGGACAAGGATCTTCTGGAAGGTATCCCGGCCCTTCGTGGCGGTTTCGGCCACTCCGTTCAAAAAGAACTTCACCCAATGCGACAAATCGTTAGGGAACCTCTGAACAAGTCCAACGAACCTGTCAGAATATAAGTTATTGAAAACAGTCCGATCCGAGTGAACCCGATGAGCCAGTTGAGTTTTTCCGAAGCCGAGTACGTTGGCAAACGCAAGAAAACGCGCCGTGAGAAGTTTCTGGCCAAGATGGAGCGTGCGGTGCCGTGGAAGCTCTTTGCCGATCTGGTCGATCCGCATTACCCCAAACCGGGCATCGGTCGTCCACCGTATCCGCTGGAAACGATGCTGCGCATCTACTTCATGCAACTGTGGTTTTCGCTGTCGGACCCGGCCATGGAAGAGACGCTGTACGACAGCTTTTCGATGCGCCAGTTTGCCAAACTGCCTGGAGGTCGTGTGCCGGACGAGACCACCATTTTGAACTTCCGTCATCTGCTCGAGCAGCACAACATTGCCGACCAAGCGCTTGAGGCGGTCAACCTGCTGTTGCAGGATCAAGGCATTCAGGTGCGCAAAGGCACCATTGTGGACGCCACAATTATCGATGCACCCAGCTCGACCAAGAACGCCAGCGGCACGCGGGACCCCGAGATGCATCAGACCAAAAAGGGAAACCAGTGGCACTTTGGGATGAAGGCCCACATTGGGGTTGATCTTCACAGCGGGCTGGTCCACACGGTGGTGGGCACCGCTGCCAATGAGCATGATGTTACTCAGGCGGCTGCGTTGCTGCATGGTGAAGAAACGTTGGCTTTTGGCGATGCCGGTTATCAAGGCGTAGACAAACGACCCGAGCACCAAGGGCGTGACGTAACCTGGCACATTGCCATGCGCCCCGGCAAACGGCGCGCCTTGGGTAACAGCGCAATTGATCGTTTGACGCAAAACATTGAGCGGGCCAAATCCAGTCTTCGAGCCAAGGTTGAGCATCCGTTTCGTGTCATCAAATGCCAATTCGGGTTTCGTAAAGTCAGATTCCGTGGACTGGCCAAGAACACTGCGCATTTGAAAATGTTGTTTACGCTGTCCAATATCTGGATGGCACGCCGCCCGTTGACGGCGGTGGCAGGGTAAGTGCGCCCAAAAAGCGCCAACAGGCCCGAAAACGGGCCTGATCGGGGTGCAAACAACCCGAAAGTGGCGATGATTTGAGCAGTTTTTAACCATTTTTGAATACTTTGGTCATGAGGTCGATTTTTGGATGTTTGAAATCGAGTTCTTCAGACCTTCCTTAGATGCCCGAACCCGCATGAGAGCATCGTAATACGCTGCGCGGTTTCGCTCGAAAAAATCAGACAAGTATAGGGACGGCTTTGACAGAATCCCGTGGCTCACCAAATACAAAGTGATGAGTAAGCGCCCAATCCGACCGTTCCCATCCAGGAATGGGTGGATCGTTTCGAATTGGTAGTGGCTAATAGCCGCTCTTATCAAATGGGGGACATGAATCTCTTCGTTGTGCCAAAAGAGCTCTAGATCACCCATCAAGTCAGGCACACTAGTCGGGTGTGCTGGAATGAAAACTGCGTCGGTCAGGTTAGAACCACCGATCCAGTTTTGGCTTATGCGGAATTCCCCTGGCTGCTTGTGTTCTCCCCGAACACCTTGCATGAGAATTCTATGCGCGTCGCGAAGCATTCTGTTCGACAAGGGTAGGTTTGCCAGATCAGCAATGGCACCATTCAAGGCGTCAATGTAATTCCGAACCTCGCGCCAATCATCTCGCTTCTCGGGCTGGATCTGATCTTCAGACATCAACGCTTCGTCCATGCCAGTCTGAGTCCCCTCAATACGGCTGGATTTTTGAGCTTCCTTAATGACGTGCATCCGAATGAACAGATCGATCTCAGGCACGATCAATGAAAATGCGTTGAGCTCTCCCAACGCTTGCGTCGCCTTCTCAAGCAGCGTGGTAATGGCTGGGTCATCCCAACTCCATTGATGATTTACCAGTTCTGGCTCAAAGCTCATGTATTGGTACTGCTGCTTTGGCGCGCCAGCTCTAAATTCTTCGAATTTCATAGAATTCACGTTGTCTTAACAGGCAAACATCTTCAACCCAACATCGTAGCAGGGGCCTTCACTGCGTCACTTGTTCGCCCGGATTCTAGGGCCACAGGATGCTATGACCTTACCCACTGCCCCGCCTCATCATCCCGCAGCCTGGCGCTAGGAGCGCAATAACCGCTCGTCTACCCCGTTCCTCAGGTCATTGGGTGACCAAAGAATGCGGCCCACGATGTTGACGTCGCGGCCATCGTCTCTCGTCAGGGGGATGGGCTTATAGGCGGGGTTCAACGACTTTGCCAGCCAGATTCCGTCTCGTGTCCGCGAGATGCATTTCACCAGCATGGATCCACCTTGATTGATGGCGTAGACGATCCTCCGGTTGATCTTCAGCATGTCGTTGATGCGCTCTATAAATAGAAGCATCGGGTTGCGGTTGCGGATTGCGGGTTCCATGCTGTCCCCATGTGAATAGACGATCCGCATCCGCTCGATGGGCAGACCGAACGACTCCAAGAAGGAGCGGCGAAGCAGGATCTGGCCAATCTCCGTTTCTTGGTAGTTTTCGATGCCGAGGGTGCCCGCGGCCAGACGCACATCCAGTTCCGGGATGGGGATGAATTCGTGATCGTTGGCCGAGTAGCCGGAATCAGGCACGTGCCCAACATCCACTGCGTGGCTGATCAACACGCCTTCAGCCGTGTCCTCCATCTGCTTGGTTGTCTTGCCACCTTCCCAAGGGGCAGCAGGCAAGCCTTCGATGCGCATGGGGAATGGATCATCTGCGGCATCCAAGTCTACGAGCGAGCCCGGGGCCTTCGGCGAGCTTGCTGGGGGCGGAGGCTTCGAAACCGTGATGCCGAGGTTCAATTGCGCGATGGCTAGAGCCATTGCGCCCTGGAGCGCATTTAGTTGAGCGGACGGAAGTCCGCGCACTTGCTCCTCTGGAATATCGGGGAACGGCCAATCAGGCAGAGCCTGAACCTTTACGACAGACGACGAATCATCGCTGAGCTCAAACCAGCCCTTCATTCCGGGCATCGCTTCGATTGCCCAAATCGTCTTCTCAGTCACAGGGCGGATGCCGGAAAGCATCTGACGAACGAATGCGCCGTCTTTGTAGCCGAGCCGGCGTCCAAAGTCGGTTTTGTTCCCTTTTGATACGTGCTCCACGGCCGCGACCAAGCGGGCAATGCGGAACTCGTTTAGCTCAATTTCGTTCATGGCCGGAAAGTAGCATGTGCTACGGGTGCATTTGCTACTTGCGGAAACGTAGCAAACGCTACTAGTATTCGGTATGGACCTGAATTCATACCTGTCATCCCCCGGCGCCCTGACAGTGGCGCAACTTCGTGCCCGTATGGCTGAGCTCGGATATGTCGTTAAGAACGATGCGCAGATTCGACAGTGGCGCGGTCGGTGCAAGGGCCGTAAGCCGTCTCCCAAAAATTGCATGGGACTGGAGTTGGCGTCCGGCGGCCTCGTGCGGCGCCAGGAGCTCCGGCCACTCGATTACTGGATCGTGTGGCCGGAACTCGCGCGGCCTGCCGGCAAGGAGCCCGCCCATGCGTAGCTCCGCCATCCTTGATCGCTTCGCCAACTGGTTCTGCAGCCAGATGTGGGTTTGGGGCTGGGCCGAGAAGCGCGGAAGTCGCCTTGCTGTCCGGACGTGCCGGCTTTGCATGGCCCGCAGCGTCGGCGTTTCCATAGGGTGGGCCCATTTGGTTGGCAAGCTGGACCTCAACGACGCCTTAGCTGATCACGCGGCACAAGTCGGGGGGAACCGACATGCGTAGTAAGCCAGTGTGTGGCGGGCGCATCTTTCCGTGCCATCCAGTCTTGACCAACCTCCAGGATCAACATGTCCTTGAGCGCTTCGCTGCGCTCATGGTCAAGCCCTGCGATAGCACGATTCCATATCGACGCGGCCACAAGTTCGGTTTCTACAAGGATGCCGATGCCCTTGGAGTCGATCCACAAGGGATTGGATTTCGGATCCACGTCCTTTTTGATGTTCTGCACGATGGCCTGCGTCATGGAAAGGCTGTCCTTGCCAGCAGACAGCAGAACCAGAAATTGCCGCTTTTCGGAAGTAGAGGCGGCGTCGTCGTCGCCAAACGGATTCTCGGTCATGGTCGGTCCTCTCCTGTGGGGGCGAGTGTGTTGTGTGAGAGCAATCATTCTAAAGGGCCGGCCGCCCGTTTTAAGGAGCCTTGCCATGCGTAGCTTGGAAGAAACGACGGTCTGGCAAAGGAGCGCCATCGGCGAGTTGCGCCCGTTGGAGAGCGAGGAGGGCGCGACGGACCGGCCTACCCGTGCAGCCATCCCCCTGATTGTCGAAATCCGCGCCACTGCCGGTTGGGTGGTGACGGTGCCCGATTGGTTTTTCAACGGCATACCGGATGTGTCCCGCGAAGCCGCGGACCGCCCGCTGGAGAAGCCGGATGAAAAGGTCCAGATCGGACCGCTCGACGTGTAGGGCGCAATTCGTTTTTTCCATGCTGCGCATCTTAGGGATGGCGGCGCGAGAGCGAAACCCTGTTTTTTCTAGATTCCAAGGTAAGACCCAATGACCTGCCGCCATCCCTCCCACAACTGGCTTGATGTTCTCTACAACGATGTCCGCAGTACGCCTGGTGGCGTGAAGGAGGCTGCGTCGTTCCTGACGGAGCGACGTGGCAAGCGGATCCACTACGAATCCCTGCGCGCCAAGCTGAACGGGCAGGAAGGTGAGTCGATGACGTTCGAGATTGCCGATTTGCTTACCGAGTGGATGTTGCAGTACGCGGCCTCGGCGGGGTTTGCGCATCGCTGGGCGCAGACCTACGCGATGGTGGAGCATGGTTTGACCTGCCTGGACGTGCCGGCGCCGCCCGCTGGTGGCTGGCCCGACGAATTGAAGGCCATTCATGAAAAGGTGCTGCAGGTCGGGGCGAAGGTCGGCGGTCTGAACTCGTCGACCCTCGACGCGATGGCCGATGGGTATATCGACCCCGATGAGCGTAGCGCGCTTTACACGCTGTTCATGGAGTTGGCCGTCCTCGCGTTTCGTGGCGCCCGCAATGTGTCGAGGGTGCGATGCTGACACGCGGAACATCGGGTGTACCTGTGCGGGCGCGTGTTGCGTCCGCAGGGCGCAAGGGGGCGGCGCTGTCGCGCGCGGCTGCAATGATGTGCAACGGTGCGAAGTTCCAGCGGTGGGTTGTTTCCCGCATCGGGGCCGCCCCTGAGGGCGTGTCGCCCAGCCAGCACGCAGCGCAGTACGTGCGCGACATGTGCGGAATCGCCAGCCGCGCGGAACTGGACCACAACGCCACGGCGGCAGGGCTGTTCCATACGGCCATCCGCAGGCCGTTTCTGGCGTGGAGCGGCATCTATGGCTGACTGCCTACACATGTTCAGGGGCTACCGTGTGCCGCTGGAGACGGTGGAGGCGGTCCGCCAGGCCATTATCGACACGGCGCGCCGGGTTGATGTGCGGGCGCTGCGGGAAATCGTTGAGCCCGCGTTGGTGCCGGTCGATCCTTGGCCTAGCACCTCGCGGGACGAAGCAGCCCGCTGTGCCGTCAGCGCTTTCCTATTTGATGCGGTACGCGCCGGCCTGGTGAAGCGGCGTGTGAACGCCTGGCAGCTTCCCGCCTGGTATCGGGTTCGAAAGTCCCCGGGGGCGGCATGACATTGCAACGCAAGACGCCGCTCCGGCAGAAGACGCCGATGAAACGTGGTGCGCCGTTGAAGGCGAAGGCCCCGATGATACGGGCCAAGCCTATGCCGCCGCCCCGCGCTGCCATGCAGGCGCGCAAGAAGGGCAAAAAGCCGCCGAAGACCGTGTATCGCAATCCTGGCCTGCTGGCGCTGGCCAAGGGCGAGGAGTGCCTGCTGCGCGTCCCGAAGTATTGCTGGGGCGGCACGGACACCACGGTCGCCTGCCATTCGAACCAGACCCGAGACGGGAAGGGCAAGGGCATCAAGGCGCACGACTGGGCCATCGCCTTCGGCTGCGGCGGGTGCCACCACTTCCTGGATCAATCGACCGCCCCCCGGGCGATGAAGCTGAGCTATTTCGTCCCCGGCCTGCACCTGACGCGCTTGCGCATCATCGCCATGGGCAAATGGCCGGCGGAGGCGGAGCGCGGGTATCAGCAGTTGTACGGGGAGGCGGCATGAGCGCCGTGGTACTGCCTATGACGCCGAAATCGCCCCAGCTTGAGAACGGCTTTATGCGGATCTCCAACGAATTGGAGGACGCCATCTTGGCGCACCCATTGACGGACCGCCAGCATAAGGTGCTGCGGGCTGTCATGCGCAAGACCTACGGGTTCGGAAAGAAGGAGGACGACCTGTCTGCATCGCAGTTGGCGTCCATTCTTGCGAAGACCCCGCGCCAGCACGTCAGCACCGCGCTCAATGAACTGGCGGCGATGAAGGTCATTCACAAGCGCCCAGGCCGCTACGGCTCGGTCGTGGGCGTGAACAAGAACTATGCGGAATGGTTGCCCAGCGTGCCGACGGCGCCGGCTGCTAGTCCCGAATCGGGACAGGGGGGGAGTCCTGAATCGGGACACCTGTCCCAAAACGGGACATGTCCTGAATCGGGACAGGTGTCCCGAATCGGTGACGCAGGTAGTCCCGAATCGGGACAGGTCGCTAGTCCCGAATCGGGACACACAAAAGACAACCTTCCAAAAGACAACCAACAAAAGGAAGTAACTGCTGACGCAGTTCCTTCTGGCGACGGCCAGCTTGCGCTGACCGCCCCCGAAGAAACCGATGCTCCGCCTCCCGTTTGCCAGCCGCTGCTGCTGGCTGACGGCTCCGAGCATCTGCCGACAGCCCAGGAGGTCGCGGAGTGGAGCGCGGCGTTTCCCCTGGTCAACGTGCCCGACGCAACGCGGCAGATGGCTGTGTGGCTGAAGGCCAACCCCGCCAAGCGCAAGACGCGCCGCGGGATCAACAAATTCATCGTGAACTGGCTCGGGGGCGCGCAGCGGGACGCGTCCGTCCCCGGCCACCGAAACGCCGTTGCAAAGCCTGCCGGCAAAGGACAGAGACAGCATGGAAACTTCGACCGCCAGGACTACCGCAGCGGTGTTGATGACGATGGCCGGTTTTAACTTCGAAACCGAGACGCGGCGCTGCCCGGAACATGGCGAGTACACGGCCATGAAAACGCCGGTCGGCTGGTCCGACTGCACGGTGTGCAATGCGAAGCGCCAGCAGGCGGAGCGGTTCCGTCTGGAGGCGGAGGCCAGCCGGGCCAGTCTCATGCGCCAGGCGGACGTGCCGCTGCGTTACCACGGCAAGACCTTGGAAACGTACGACGCGGCCGGCGGTGGCCGACCGGCTGTCGCGCTTGCGGTTGCCAACGAATACGCCGATTCCTTTGCCGACGTACGCGCCGCTGGCCGGGGGCTGATCTTCTGCGGGCGCCCGGGCACTGGCAAAACGCACTTGGCGGTCGGGATCATGCACCGCGTGCTGGCGGCGGGCTACTCGGCGCGCTTCGCGGTGGTGCTGGATGCCATGCAGGCGGTCAAGGGCACCTACCGCAAGGACGCGGCCACGACTGAGGCGGCCGTCATCGAGAAGCTGACGGCGCCGGACCTGCTGGTGCTGGACGAAATCGGCAATCAGTACGGCACGGACGCGGAACGCATCATCCTGTCCAGCGTGATCAACACTCGATACAACGCCATGAAGCCCACGATCTTGCTGAGCAACCTAGCGAAGGAAGCGCTGGTGCAAGAACTGGGCGACCGCGTGATCGACCGGATGCGGGAGGGCGGTGGCCGCATGGTGGTTTTCGATTGGGACAGCCACCGGGGGGCGCGGGTATGAGCGGTGCGATGTCCCGCAACAAGGGTGCAGCCTACGAGCGCAAGGTGGCCGGTCTGCTGACGGAGGCGACGGGAACGACCTGGCGCCGCCGCGTGCGAAATCAGGCGGGCGATAGCGATGTCGTGGCGGATGAGCCGGCCTTCGCCCGGATCAGCATCGAATGCAAGCACAAGAACACGCTGGCCTTGCCGGCTTGGTGGCGTCAGGCCCAGGACCAGGCCGGCGAAAGCGGCGTGCCGGTCCTGATCTACAGGCAGACGGGGGCGCGCGGCGAATCGGTGATGGTGGATGCGCACCATGTGAACCCAAGGATTTTTCCTGTCCGGGGGCGGCATACCGTCACGCTCGGCTGGGAAGCGGCAATGCAATGGTTGCGGGAAATGCTGCCCGCGAAAGTGACTTATTCCCCGGGGATTATTTGATGACGCCAGAGAGAAGAGCTGCCCTGCTTGATGGGCAAACGTCGGTGGCCCAGAAGGTCTATGCGGTGCTGCCCGCGAGGGCGTCCGGATCGTTCACGCCTTTGGAGATTGCCAAGGCATTGAAAGAAAGCACGGGCGCATCCCCGGATATTCACACCATGCGCGGTTGCCTGGGCCGGCTCAAGGACGCGGGCTTGGTGAAAGAAATCGTGCCGGGGTCGTTCCGGCGCGTTGAAGTCAAGGAGAAGGAGAGCATGAGCGAACAACGCATGACAACGGTGAAGCTGCGGCCCGGCCCGATAGCGACTGGCATGTCGCTGGAGTCCGTTGCGCCCGCTGGCGCGGAGCCGGTGGTGAAGGGGGAGCCTATGGATGTCATCGGCGGCATCGCGGCCAAGCTTCGCTCCGAAGCGAAAGCGCTGCTAAGGATCGCGGACGAGCTGGACGCGGGGGCGATTGTCATGGCGGAACGGGCGCAGAAGCTGACGGAGGAGGTCGCTACCGTCCGCCAGATCGCGACGCTGCTCAAGGGGCTGGGCTAGGTGCCCGGGGGCGCGATGGCTGATCGAATGAACGCGGATGCTGTGCTCTGGAACTGGGCGCGCTGGTGCTGGGCCGGCGGGCCCGTCGGGAACATGACGTGGTACGTGCCCGAGACGGAGGACTATCACCCCATCGAGGTGAGCCACGCGCTGGCGGTTGAACGTCTGCACCGGGCGCTGCCTCTCGCCGAACGCATGATCATCATCGCGGAGTATCCGCAACGCCATGAAAGGTTTGCGGGCCTGGAATCGCATGAGCGGCGCACGGCAGCCCTGCGCTGGATTGCGCAGGTGACGGGCAATGCCGTATCGGCAACTGAATACAAGCTGTATTTGGGACTCTTCAAAGACAAGGTGAAACGTGAAGTTTGCTAAGGAAATTATCGGGTTGATGGCGGCCTACCCGGGGCGGGATTTCAGGATGGTCGAACTGGTGCGGCATGCAACGGGGGCGCGGGAACTGGCCCCACGCGAGCGTGAGCGTGATCGCAAGGCCATTACCCGCGTATTGGCGCAGTTGGCGGAAGCAGGCCATATCCTGCGGCGCCCAACCCGAAGCGGTGTGCGCAATTCGTTGTGCTATCGCTGGAAAAGTGGGACATGAAGTTCTCGCAAAGTGGGACGTGATCTGGGACAATTTGTCCGTCCACAGGTGCGCCTGTACGAAATGCAAATAAGAAGCCCGCCGCGTGAAAGCCGGCGGGCTTTTTGCATTCTCCAGCTAGATGGCCGTTTGTCCGCAACGTCCAACCCTAGTGAGGAACAATCCTGTTCGGTTCTATTTCGTCCCCGGCCAAAAGTCAGGGACGTTTTTTTTGGAGGTTGCAAATGAAGTTTCGCAGTCTGATTATCGGGTGCCTGCTCGGCTTGGGATTGGTGGGCGCCGCTACTGCGGCAGATCCGAACAAGGAAATCCCCGTGTGGAACATGAGCATGTTCTCCCGGGCCAACTGCATCAACAACGAATCCATATCCTGGGACACTGGCGGAGCTTCGTACTGGAATCTGTACACGCAGTCATACCAGGTGAATCTGGACGACTTCAACCAGGTCTTTGTGAGCGCTGGTCCTGCCGTGACGTGGCGATCCGCTGCGGTATCATGGTTCGCTGCGGGAGAAGGTTTTTGGCAGGTTGAAGGCTTCCATCAAATTCAGCCGGCTCCGAGGACCGATGAGGATGAGGGGTGGGCCCTAATCGCCATGCATTGCCCGAACAGTTTTGGCGGAGCGACGGACGATCTCGAAGATTGCGTGCATACGTTCGCCGACAACTGCAGCTTTTAAGGGAAGTCAGATGCGCAATAGTTTCAAAGTAGTTGTTTTCGCTCTCGTCGCTGGAATACTGCAGTCGGCCGGAGCAGTTGCATATGCGGCGGCTGCGGTGCCGACCGAGTTTCCCGCGCGGAGCGAGATCAAGCCGCCCGCCAACATGCCAAGCGATGCAAGAGCAGTTTGGGATAAGCACCAGGCGGACTCGGCCAAAGCTGCAAGCCGTACTCTCAAGTCGAGCATCGTCTCGGATCTCGATTCGTTGCCTGTTGTCGAGCGTTCATTCAAACCCATGCAGGAACGTATCGACCAACTCGCCAAGGCCCGCGGCACCCTTCCCGAGAATCTGAATTCGTCCTGGGTCATTCCCGCCGACATATCGAGGGGGCTGTTGGGCCAATGCGGTTTGCTGCAGAGCACCCCCAGTGGTGTCGAAGTGGATGGCAAGCTAACGGGCCAAATTCGGGTGTTCAGTTGCGCGGATGTGGGACCGGTCATCCTGTCGGAAGAACTGCTGAGCAAGGGCGGCATGGTCAACCTCACATCCGCGGACGATGTGAACGTGCGAATTTCGGCTGGCGGTATCGAGCGAGGTGCAATCGCTACGCGCCTCGTTCGTCCGGAGGACAAGGAGGAAATGACTATGGTGCGTTGGCGTAGCGGCGATAAGTCGATCACGCTTCGCGTTGCCGGAACGCAGAAGCCCTCCCTGGACTTTGTGAAAAAGACCGTCGACGGCATCTCCGACTGAGCGGCGTGCGAATCAGCTTTACATAGTGAGGCCAGTTTCTGGCCATTTCGAGGCCCGCCGCTGCGCCAGTGGCGGGTTCTGCGTTCTTGCGCGGTGCCCGAGATGCCGAAAGGTCTGGACGAAGGGTGATGCCGCTACAGGCTCTCCAGTGGGGCGCGCACCCAATACTGGGGAGTCCCTGGGTTCGAATCCCAGCCGCGCAACCCGCGGGCATGCTCATGGTGAGCCGCCGGCCTTCCAAGCCGCGCAGCGAGGGTTCGATTCCCTCTGTCCGCTCCAGATAATCGAAAGCCCCGATACGGATAGTCCGGTCGGGGCTTTGTGTATTGCGGCTATAGCGGGCTACGCGTGCGCCATAGAGCGTTCTGTGGCCATGGAGACCATTTCGTGTTCGGCCGCCATAGCCAGGAATGCCGAGCGCGAAAGGTGGCGCGACTTTGCCATCTCGTCGATGCGGTGAACAAGGTTTTCGGGCAGGCTGATGTTGAGCCGCACGGCCTTGGTACTGATCTTGGACAGGTCGATATCGACCATCATCCAGTAGCCACCTTGGAAATCTTCGTGGTTGGCCCAGGCTTCGGGAGTAGACGGGGCCGGGATGCCTTCGGTCTCACCGAAGAAGTGAGCTTCAACAGCTTCCTGCGCTGCGCGCGGAAGATCTTGGAGTTCGTCGGCCGCTGCAAAGCAGCCGGGGAAGTCGGGGAAGGACGCCCCGTAGGCGCTGCCTTCGTCCTTATCTACGTGGATCGGGTAGAGCATTCGGTTTCTCCTGTAATGGCCTGCTTATCGCAGGCCGGCTTGCTTGAGGATGCTGCGCTGTGTCGCTATCGGCAAGTCCTTCTTGGGATGCGGCACGGTGACCTTGCCGGGCTTGGTGGGGTGCTTGAACTGGTGGTGTGAACCCACGGTGTGCACGTGATACCAGCCGTCGGCTTTCAGTTGCTTGATGAGGTCTGCGCTGTTCATGTGTGTAATTATACACAATACACACGAATACACAACATAAATGTGGCTGCTCTGAGGAGCGGTCACGTCCCGCTGCGAATCTCCTGATTGACCGGCAAGGGCAGCGAGGCGGCCCGGGCCTTCAATAAAAGGGGATGGCTTTATAGGGAAAACCCGGGGGCCCCTCCGAAAATCGGTCCGGTAAGGGTAATTCGAACCCCGAACGCTCGCTAGTCACGGGCGCGCTAAGGGGGGGTAATAATAATTTCGGCCTCCAAGCCGCGATTCATGCGGGCTTCCGGCCGCCGTTGAATGTGTCCCTCCGAGAATTTCCCTCGGCGGCGGGCTTATATCTGAGGGCTTTATGAAGCTGCGCCATCACTCGTCGATGAGGGAGGGCGTGGATTTCTTCGGCCAGGCCCAGCGTCAGTTGCCATACGCCACGTCGCTGGCGTTGAACCGGGTTGGGCAGCACATCCTGGACGCGCTGGCTCGCGTTACCGGCGAAGTATTCGACCGGCCGACGCCATACACGATGCGCGCCTTGCGGTTGACCCGGGCCACCAAGGACAACCTGGTGGCCACCGTCGACTACCGCGACGGCGCCGGCAAGGGCCTTTCTGCTGACAAGTACTTGCCGCCCCAGGTGCTGGGCGGCGGCCGCCGATTCAAGCGTTCCGAGCGGGCGCTTTCTCGGGTCGGATTGCCTGCCGGCGCCTATACGGTGCCGGCGGCGGCCGCCGAGATCGACGCCTACGGCAACATGTCGCGCGGCCAGATCGTGCGATTGCTCTCATACCTCCAGGCCTTCGGCGAGCAGGGCTACCGGGCGAACTCTACGCCCCGCAGCCGCGCTCGAACGGCGAAGGTGGGAAGGACGGCCGAAGGCTACAAGCGCATCAACGGCGTGCAGTACTTCGTTTCGCGCGGCAAGGGGTCTATGTCTGGCAACCGCGAGCAGCGGCTGGCCGCCGGCGTGTGGCAGAAGACGGGCACGCATGGCGCCGATGTGAAGCCGGTTCTGTTGGCAGTGGCCCAGCCGTCATATACGCAACGTTTCCCCTTCTACGAGACGGCCGAGGCGGTCTACGGCGAACGCTACGACGCTGAGTTTTCCACCGCCTTAGACCTGGCCCTGTCCACCGCAAGATGATCGACCTTGACAAGAAGACGACCCAGGCCCGGTTCGGGCAACTGGTCGGCATCACGCAGCCTGCCGTAAGCGGTTTGCTCATGCGTGGCGTCATGGTCGCGGGCGACACGTTGGGCAACTGGCTGCTGTCCTACTGCGGGCACATTCGAGACGTAGCAGCCGGACGCCACGCTGGCGAGGAAACCAGAACGCTCGATCCTGCCGAGGAGAAGGCGCGGCTGTATGCAGCGCAGGCGGACAAAATCGAGATGGAGAACGCGGTTGCGCGCGGCGAACTTGCCCCAGTCAGTGTGCTGGAGGATGTGCTGACGCGGGCTGGAACAAAGGTCAGCGCCGCTATGGATGCGATTCCGACGGCGTTGAAGCGCCGGCTGCCGAATCTGACTGATGCGGATCTGACCATCGTGCGGCGCGAGCTTGCCAAGGCCCGCAATGCGGTTGCATCCCTGTCGCTGGAAGACCTGGAGGCTGACGAAGAGAACGAGGGTGAGTAATGCTCGTAGAGTCCAATCGCGCCGCGGTCGCGCGCGCGCTGAGACGCGGGCTTGCATCCTTCGCCGCTCCGGAGCCCATGACGCTGCGCGAATGGGCCGAGCGCCATTTCTATCTATCGGCGGAATCGTCATATGTCGAGCAGCGCTGGGAGGCCTGGCCGTTTCAGCGGGCCATCCTCGCCTGCGTCGGCAGCGACGACGTGCACGAGGTCGACGTAATCAAGTCGGCCCGCGTCGGGTACACCAAGATCCTGCTGGCGGCTGTTGGCTATTTCGCTGAACACAAGCGGCGCAATCAGGCGCTGTGGCAGCCGACAGACAGCGCGCGCGACGAGTTCGTCAAGACCGAGCTGGAGCCGATGCTGCGGGACGTGACGGTCATGCATCCGATCTTCCCGACACGGCTGGCTCGGCATAAAGACAACACGCTGCTGGTAAAGAAGTTTCGCGGCAGTGTGCTGCATCTTCGCGGGGGGCGGTCGGGCGACAACTACCGGCGACTATCCATCGGCGTTGCGTACCTGGACGAATTCAGCTCGTTCGATTCGAACATCGACGGCGAAGGCGACCCCGGCCAGTTGGCAGCCAAGCGCCTCGAGGGCGCAACGTTCCCCAAGATGGTGGTCGGATCCACGCCGAAGCTGAAAGAGACCTGCCTGATGGATAAGCGTGCAGCCGGCGCCGATGCGCGATACGACTATCACATCACCTGCCCCCACTGCGACGAGCATCATGCGCTGACCTGGGGGGGCAAGGACGAACCGCATGGGTTCAAGTGGGTCGATGGTGATCCGGAATCGGTGAAGCACCTATGCCCGCACTGCGGCTGCCTTATCACGCAGAGCGAGTACCTGGAGGCATCGGAAGCCGGGTTCTGGTACGGCTCAGACGGCACCACCATCGACCGCGACGGCGTATTTCGCAACGCCGCTGGCGAAGTCATACCGGCGCATCGCCGCGTCGCGTTCCATGTGTGGACCGCGTACAGCCCCATGGTCAGTTGGGCCAAGCTTGTGCGCGAATTCCAGGAGGCCTACGCCAAGGCGAAGCTGGGTGACGACGAACCGCTGAAGACCTTCTGGAATACCACCCTGGGCCAGGCCTGGGAGGGCGAAGTCGAGAAGATCGAAGCGGACGAGCTGAAGCGCCGGGCCGAGATCGAAGCCTACAGGCTTCCCGGCTTGGCCGAGAACCTTGTTCCGATGGGCTGCGTGTTGCTGCTTGCGGGTTGCGACACGCAGGGAAATCGGGTGGAGGTTGGCGTCTGGGGATTTGGTCGTGGCGGTGAAATGTGGACCGTCGATCACCAGATATTCCACGGCAACCCGGCGGAGGACGAGGTCTGGTCGAACGTGGCGGCGTATCTGTTCGAGCGTCGCTTCCAGCATGAAGGCGGCCAACAGATGAGCATCTACGCCACGGCCATCGACAGCGGCGGGCACCATTCGAATGCGGTTTACGACTTCGCGCGCCGAAACAAGGCGCGCCGGGTCTTTGCCGTCCGCGGTCGCCCCTTCGGCGAGAAGGCCATCAAGGATGGAGCCGGCCAGGTGGATATCGACTGGCGAGGGAAGCGGATCAAGAAGGGCGTGATCCTGTGGCACGTCGGCACGAACCTAGCCAAGGATCTGCTGCACAGCCGTCTCGCTATCGAAACGCCAGGCCCAGGCTATGTCCACCTTTCCGAGGATATGTCGGACGAGTGGTTCCGCCAGTTCTCAGGCGAGGCGCGAGTATCTCGGAAGACTGCTACGGGTGTTCGAACGCTGTGGACGGCGCTACGCAAGCGCGTCGAAGCACTGGACTGCGCGGTGTATGCGCTATGGGTGGCAGAGCATCTGAGCCTGTCTCGCAAGACGGAAGCCTGGTGGGACGCCATGGCGGCAAAGCTCGATGCATTACCGCCACCGCGGGACGAAGAGGCAGACCCGCCGCCGCAATCAACCACACGGCCAGCCACCTCGGCGAAGACCGCGCCTGCGGCGCCAGCGGCGCGTGCCGTGCCGGCTGTCAAACCGGCGCGCCGGCGAGTTGCGGCTTCCAGCTACCTCAGGGGGCGCAGGTAGGCCGCAGAACAGAAACCAATAGGGCAAGGTCATGGCATACACCCAGGCGGACCTGGAAAGGCTGGATCGCGCGATAGCGAACAGCCAACTGGAGGTCCAGTACGACGGCAAGCGCGTGCGCTTTCGCAGTACGGACGAATTGATGCGCGCCCGCGCCCATGTGGAGCGGGAACTGAGCAAAGGAAAGGGGCGCCCGCGGCAGTTCAGGCTGCGCAACGCTGGCAAGGGGATCCGATGAGCTATCTGAAACATCGTGGTTCCAGTCTGCTTGTGCCTCGTCGCCTTAGCGCGCAGATGAGCAGTAGCTACGAAAGCGGCAGCGCCACGGGCAGCCGGGCGCGGAACTGGAATCCCTCGGGGGCTGGGCCGAACGCCGCGGCGACGCAAAACCTGGGCCTGCAGCGTCGTCGGGCGCGCGACGCCGTGCGCAATGACCCATGGGCGTTGACTGCGACCACACGCTGGGTATCCAACGTGATCGGCACGGGGATCCAGCCGTACCCCAAGCACCCGGACCCCGACATCCGGCGGGCGCTGAAGGAGCTGTGGGCCGACTGGGTGCAGGAGGCCGACGCCGACGGTCGACTGGATTTTTACGGGATGCAGGCGCTGGCCGTGCGCAGCATCTTCCAGGATGGTGAAACTCTGTTCCGTTTGCGTCCACGGCGGCCGCAGGACGGGTTATCCGTACCACTGCAATTGCAGCAGATGGAAGGCGACCAACTGCCGGTCGAGCGGTCGTCTACCTTGCCGCACGGCGGCGAGATCGTCAATGGCGTGGAATTCGATGCCATCGGACGGCGTACTGCCTATCACCTGTGGCGTCGTCATCCTGGCGAATTTGGCCGCAGTGCGGCAGGCCAGGACATCGTCAGGGTGCCAGCCGACCAGGTTATCCACGCGTATCCGATGCTGCGGCCTGGACAGGTGCGGGGGGTAACCGCTCTGGCTACCGTCTTGCTCCGTCTGAAATCCATCGACAACTTGGACGACGCTGTCATGTATCGGCAGGAGGTGTCAAACCTCTTTGCTGGTTTCATCACGAAGCCCGACCCTGACGCCGACCCGAATAACCCGCTTACGGGGGAGTCTGACGGCTATGAGATTGATGACGATGGCACGCCGCTCGTCTCCATGGAGCCCGGCACCATGCAGGAATTGGCACCCGGCGAAGCAGTGACATTCTCCAGCCCGCCAGATGCCGGCGACAACTACGAAGGGTTCATGCGGCAACAGTTGATGGGGGCGTTTGCTTCTGTCGGCGTGCCTTACGAGATCGCAACTGGCGACCTGCGCGGCATCAGCGATCGGACGCTGCGGGTGGTGGTCAACGAGTTTCATCGGCTCATCGAGCAATACCAATGGCACTGCGTGATCCATCAGCTCTGCCGCCCCGTCTGGAATGCCTGGATCGACGCCCTGGCGCTTTCCGGCACGTTCCCCATGCCAGATTTCCACCGCCGCCGCCGTGAATGGTTGCGCGTGCTGTGGGTGCCCCAGGGCTGGCCGTACTTCAACCCCGTGCAGGACGCGCAGGCCGACAAGGAATCGGTGCGAAGCGGCTTTTCCAGCCGGTCGTCAATCATCCTCAAGAAGGGCGACGATCCGGACCACATTGCGGCGGAGATTCGTGCCGACAACGACACGGCCGACGCCGAGGGCTTTGTGTTCGATAGCGATCCTCGGTACACGACCAGCGCCGGCAAGGCGACGAGATCTGACGGGGGCGGCAGCCCCGACCCTCTCAATCAATGAATGGAGCCAATATGGCAAAGAAGGCTTGGTATTCGATCACCGTCAATGCGCAGGCGGATAAGCCCGTGGTCGAGATTCGCATTTATGGCGAAATTGGATTCTGGGGAACTACGGCCGAAGCGTTCGTCGCAGAACTGGACGCTGCAGCGGCAGGTGGTGCCGACATCTTGGTGTCGCTGAACAGCCCAGGGGGCGACGTTTTCGACGCCTTTGCAATCTACAACGCGCTTCGTCGGTACGCCGGTCGGGTAACCACGCGGGTGGATGGCGTCGCCGCCTCCGCGGCCTCATTGATCGCGATGGCCGGCAAGCCAACGATCATGCCCGAGAATACGCAGATGATGATCCACAACGCTTGGATCATCACTGGTGGTACGGCCGAGGATCTGCGCACCACCGCAGAAATGATGGATCGGATCCGAGACGGCGTGGTGGCAGCCTACTCCCGTAAGAGTGGGTTGGACAGTGACAAGATCATCGAAATGATGGACGCGACCACGTGGATGTCCGCGCTCGAAGCGCAGGCGTTGGGATTTTGCGACCTGATCGAGGAGCCCGTGCGCCTGCAGATGTCGGATAGTGCGGCTGCTGTGCTGCAAAAGCACAAGAATCTGCCTGACGACGTGAAAGCTATGCTCAAGTCCCTGGAAGAGGGCGACCCCGAGCCCGCGCCGGATCCGAAGCCCGAGCCCGAGCCCGAGCCGGTCCCGGCTCCTCCGGCGGATGCGCCGACGGCATCTGCGCTGGCCGCCCGTGTCTATGCGTCTTGCCGGCAAGAGGGGATCGCGGATCTTGCGGAAGGTGTGCTGCTCAGCGGTGCGCTGGATAGTCTTGAACTGGCGGATCAACGGGTCACGCAAGCCAAAGAGATCGCCGGCATCTGCTTGGCAGCAAAGCTGCCTGAGAAGGCTGCCGCTTTCGTGTCTGCGGGCCTCACGGTAGACCAGGCGCGTGCGCGCCTGTTCGAGCATGTCGTGGCCGATGCGGGCGACCCTATCAATAACCGACCTCCCACCAATTCATCGGCCCCGAAGCAGAGCGGGCCGAATCCCCAGGCGATCTACGCCAAACGAAAAGCCCTCTCTGCCCACTAGGAGTCAGCACCATGCCTTTCATCCATCAACAGGCCCGAACGGCCGATTTCATCCTCTCCGAAGCCAACGGCCAGCGCTCGCGCGAAAACGCGATCTTGGCTGCCACCCTTGTCCCCCTGGCTGCCGGGCAATTGCTCACGCTGGGTGACGACGGCAAGTACGTCGCCTACGCCGGCCCGGGGGCGGACCCCGACGAGCCGATCACTGCCGACGCCGTGCTGTACGGCAATGTCCCGGCGTCCGACGAGGATCAGCAGGTCGTCGTCATCGCACGTGAAGCGGAGCTGGTCGGCGATCTGCTCGTCGGCCTGGATGCGCCGGCGCGCGTAGCTCTGGAGGCGGCCGGCATCATCGTTCGCTGATCCCTACCAACACAAATCCACCTTCCCAACATTCGCGACCGCCTTCGGGCGGCCGTTTCTATTTCTGGAGCCTGACATGGCCGATATCAATATCTTCCAAGACGAGAAATTCACGGTTTCCGCCTTGACCGCCGCCATCAACGAGCTGGAGAGCGTCCCGGGCCGCATCGGCAAGCTCGGCCTTTACTCGGAAGAGGGCGTTTCCTCCACCGTGGTGCAAATCGAATACGACGGCCAGACGCTGGGCCTGGTGTCCGCCAAGCCCCGTGGCGGTGTCGGTCAATCGGTCGTCCTGACCGGCCGCAAGCTGATTCCGTTCAACACCGTGCATTTGCCGCAACGTTCCACGATGCTGGCCGACGAAATCCAGGGCATCCGTGCGTTCGGGAGCCAATCGGAGCTGGAATCGGCCGAGGCGCGGGTTGCCAAGTACCAGAAGAAACACCGCCAGCAACTCGATCTGACGCACGAATATCAGCGCGTGGGCGGCATCAAGGGGCAGATCCTGGATGCCGACGGCACTTCGGTGTTGCTCGATGTTTACCATTCCTTCGGCATTGTCCAGCAGGAATTCCCGATGGAGCTCACGAGCGCAACCACCCTCGTTCGTCAGAAGTCGGACGATGTCGTGGATCTGGTCGAGGATGCCCTGGGCGCCACCCCGGCCAGCGGCGTTCGCGCGCTGTGCGGCAAGGACTTCTGGAAGACGCTGATCAACCACAAGAGCGTACGCGAGACGTACCTCAATACCGCGCAAGCAGCCGAGCTGCGGGGCAAGCCGGCCGATTCCTTCGAGATCGGTGGCATTACCTACGAACGCTACCGCGGCAAGCTGGGGGGGGCTCCCTTCATCGGCGACGAGGAGGCGTACGCCTTTCCCGACGGCGTGTCCGATTTTTTCATCACGCGCTTCGCGCCGGCCGACTATATGGAAACCGTCAACACCGACGGCCTGCCGTATTACACGCGGGTCGAGCCGCTGCCGTTCGGGAAGGGGCTCGAGATCGAAAGCCAGTCCAATCCGCTGCACCTGCCGACGCGGCCCAAGGCCATCATCAAGCTGAAGATGGGCACCTAAAGCCATGGAATGGGATAACTCCGTGTTCGACGAAGCGTTCGATGCGGTGGGGCTGCGCGAGCCGGCGTGGCTGCTGGACACGGAGCCTCCCGTTCCATTCAAAGTCCGGTTCGAGCGCCCGCAGGTCATCGACGAGGGGGAGCTGGTGCATTCGACCGACTACGAGATCGAATACACCACTGCTGACGTGCCCGACCTGGCGTACCGCAGCCAGGTGGAAATCGGGGGCGACCGTTACCGAGTCCGTCAGGAGCCAACCGCTGTAGGCGACGGCTTCTGGTCGCGCGCGATGCTGGAGCTGCTGGCATGACCACCCTGGCAATGCAATACGTCGAGGACCTGCGTGCCGCCCTAGAGGAGGCGCCAGGATTTCCCGCCGAGGTTGAGCCATCGCCTGTACGTGCAATCTCCAGGGAGGCACCGATGGTGATATCCGTGCAGTTGGGTGGGGAGTCCGTGGAGAGCGTTCACCCGCCACGGGCCACCCGCGTACGCGAGATCCACCTCCTTGTTCACACCGCAGGCGATGACCATCAGGCCCTGGCCGAGATGGTGTTCGAGCAGGCCCACCCGGTCGTCATGGCATACGCCGGCCCCAATGTGGTCGAGGTTGCCGAGTTCGGCACCGATGAGCCCAAGTACGTCAATGGCGACCTGCGGCGGCAGGTTGTGAACAAGCGATACCGGATCACCTATCAGACCGACGAGCATGCGCTGGACCGGTGACTTCCTGGAGAAACCATGAGCAAGACCAAGGCGGTGACCACCGCTGGCAAGGGCGCGCCCACCGAGAGCGCATCGGCTGCGCCGGCGCCCGAGTCCGCTCCCCCCGACGAACACCACGGCCGCGGCGGCACCTATCTGCGCGATCCGGTCACCGGCGAACGTGTCCTGGTCCAGCGGACTGCGCCCTGCGCCAATTGCCAGGCCCGGTAGGGCTGGCGCTTCACAAACAGGCCCCGCCGGGGCCGTCATTCTTTGGAGCCCATGATGGCTAAGAAAACCCGAAAGTCCGTCGTGCTGGCGAAGCTGCAGGCCTCTGGCGGAACCGACGCCCAACCGGCAGGCGCCACCGACGCTGTGCTGGTGCGAAATCTGACCGCGACGCCCTTGTCGGCCGAGTTCGTCGAGCGCGAACTGTTGCGGCCTTACATGGGCAATTCCGGCCAGGTCGCCGTCACCCAGTACGCACAACTGGAATTCGAAGTCGAACTGGCAGGTTCGGGCACGCCCGGCACTCCGCCTGCGTGGGGCCCGCTCTTGCGTGCCAGCGGCTTCGCGGAAACCATCACCGAAGATACGGACGTTCGCTATCTGCCGATCTCCGACGACTTCGAACTGATTACGCTGCACTACTTCCTGGACGGGGTGTTCCACAAGATCGTGGATGCCCGCGGGACCGTGGCGTTCGACCTGACCGCCAAGAGCATCCCGGTGTTGCGCTATCGCTTCATGGGGGCATACCTGCCCATCACCGACGGCGCGATGCCGGCAGGGGTGAATTTCAGCGCCTTCCAGATCCCGAAGGCGGTCAACAAAGCGAATACTCCGGCTTGGTCCCTCGGTGCCTACACGGGCTGCCTGCAGTCCATGTCGTGCGATATCGCGAACCAACTGGTATGGCGCACGCTCATCGGGTGCGAGGGGGCCGAGATCACGGACCGCAAACCGACCGGCAAGCTGGTCCTGGAGCTGCCGCGCATCGCCGATTTGAACTGGCCGACCATGGTGCTGTCCGGTGCGGGTTCCCCGCTCTCGGTTACCCATGGCGTGGCCGTGGGCCACATCGTGCAGATCAATGCGAATGCCGCCCAACTGACCAATCCGACGTACTCCGACCAGGATGGCGTGGCGATGCTCAACCTGGATATGAACATCAACCCCGGCGCCGTCGGCAACGACGAGCTGGAAATCGTCGTCAAGTAGCAGCTCGCCGCTTCGGCATCCATTCCTCACTTATCCCATTGCGCCCGGCCTATGCCGGGCGTTTCTCATTCTGGAGAGCATTCATGTCTTTCGTCGTTACGCGTCGCCCCATTGCTGCCATCGAAGTGGACGTTAGCGTCCACGGAGCGGATGGCAAGCCCGTCGCAATCAATTTCGTCGCGCAATATCACCGCCATTCGCCGGAGCAGTTGGCCGATTTGCGGGACGGCATGGTGAACAAGGCCCGTGCGGCCCAGGGCTTGGGTCCCATCGTTCGCGAAGATGGCACCGTCCCGGCCTACTCCTATGCCAGCGATATCGATTTCATCAAGGAAAAGATGGCCGGCTGGCTCGGCGTCAAAGACGCCTCCGGCGATTCGGTTCCCTTCAGCGCGGGATCGCTGGGTCAGGTGCTGGAAGATTGGCCGGAACTGGTCATCCCCCTGCACAACGGATTCTTCGCCGCCCATGAAGGGGCCAAGAAAAAAAACTAATCGAGGCCGCCAGGTACTGGGCCGGCGGGGCTCGCTCATCGGGCGATGAATTCGATGCCGACGATCAGGTGCTGGCGGCACTGAGGGCGGCCGGCGCGTCGCCGGAAGTCATCGAAGCGGCCCGGCCGGCTGGCGAGTCCCAAGCGCAGGTCTTCGAGATCTGGCCAGAGAACTGGGCGACGTTCGAAGCGTTTCTGGCGCTTGGGCGGTGCTGGACCTGGGTCGCACCCGCAATGGGCGATCCGGTTCGGGTTGGCATCGCATCGGCAGAAATCGAGTCCACGCTGCGCTTGCTGCGGGTGAAGCGGCGCGCGCGCCGCGAGATGTTCATGGAGCTCAGGGCGATGGAACAGGCCGCCATTGAGGTCTTTGAGAACAAGGGATAGGCGCAACGCCGGAAATCAAAATGACGGAAAAGACTCTTGGCGTTCGGCTCACCGGCGACGAATCCGACCTGTTGCGCGCGTTTAGTGCTGGCAGTGCCGCGTCGGCGCAGTTTGCCGCGGCGACGGAAACCACCCTAGGTCGCGCTTCTGCAGCCGCTCAGCGGATGGGGGCGTCTTCCTCCCAGATGTCGGTCGCGGTAAACGCGGCCTCTGCTGGCGCCCAAGCATACGCAACCGCCGGGGATCGCTTTCTGCAAAGCCTGGAGCGCCAGGCGCAGGCGATTGGGAAGACCCGCTCGGAACTGCTGGAGCTCCGGGCTGCTGAACTGGGCGTCGCCGGCCAGGCCGCACCTCTGATCAGTCGATTGAAGGCCCAGGAAGCCGCGCTCAACGCTGGGTCAACCGCTCTGAATAAGCACGGCATGTCCGCCGCGCAGACAGCCGCGGCCATGCGTGGTGTTCCTGCACAGATTACGGACATCGTGGTGTCGCTGCAAAGCGGCCAACAGCCGATGACCGTCATGCTGCAGCAGGGCGGACAGTTGAAGGACATGTTCGGCGGGATCGTGCCTGCGGCGCGCGCGCTGGGCTCAACTCTGATGGGCCTGGTGAACCCGTACACGCTACTGGCCGGAGCGGCGGTGGCGTTCGGGGTCGCTGCATACCAGGGCCATGCCGAATCCGAACGGTTCAATCGCACGATCAGGCTGACGGGAAACTACGCCGGCGTTACGGCGGGCAGCATTCGCGAGATGTCCGCGGCTGCCGCTCAGCTTGGCGGCGGTGGGCTCGGCAAGGCGCGTCAGGCCGTGGAGTCGCTGGTCGCCACCGGCCAGATCTCGAAGGACACGATCTCCAGCTTGAGCGCCACGATGGTGGAGCTGCGGCGTGTGTCCGGTCAGTCGATGGATGATATATCCAAGGACTTCGCGCGGATGCCGGAGGGCGTCACGAAGTGGGCGGAAGAGCACAACCGCTCCATGAACTTCATGTCGCTTGCCCAGTGGGACTACATCCGCACGCTGGAGGAGACCGGGAACCGCGAAGCTGCGATGCAGGCAACGTCACGGGCCCTGCATGACTACCTAGGTACAGAGGCGCCTCAGAAACTGGGTTTCCTCGAGCGCGCATGGAAGGGCGCCAAGCAGGAGGCCGAGGGTTATTGGGAGGTGTTGAAGTCCATTGGCCGTGACACCACGCTGGATGAGGAGATCAAAAAGGTTCAGGGGCGGATTCGACAGCGCGAGCAGCGGCTGGAGCGGGGGGCACTGTCTGATGTGAATCGTCGCCGCACCGAGATGAACTTGGCGTCCGACCGCGCCGAGCTTTCTTCGCTGCAGGATCAGAAAGGCATCGAAGATGCAACAGAACAGATCAAGGGTCTGAACGCAGCGGCGGAGAAGGCTGCAATCGAGGCCAAGAAAGAGCTCTTGAAGCTTGATCTGGCTGCCGATAAGGGAAAACAGCTTAAGGAGGCGCTGAAGCAGCTAGATTCCTGGGTCACTGATACCAAGATAGTAAGTCCCAATGATCCAGATATCGAGCCCAAGAGAATTGAGGCGCTAAAGGCTTATCTCCGGAAGCAGTATGAGGACAAGGACGCCACCTCGGCCGGCCAGAACGGCATTTCTGCCCAGTTGGCTGCGATGCAGGCGCAGGCGCGGCTGCGGGAAGAGGCGTTACGGCAAGAGAACACGCGCCTAGAAGGCGAGCGTGCCCGCGGCCTGCTGTCGGAAGAGCAGTTCATCCACAAGCGCGCGGAGGCTCAGCGCGCCGCCCTGCAGGATGAGCTGGAGGTCGTGCGTAGGCAGGCGGAGATCGCCGGCGGCAAGAAGCAGTTGGCGGAGCGGGAGCGCTACCTTGGTCGGGTAAAGGAGCTCGAGGCCCAGATCGTGCGTTCGCACGCGCAAGAGGCCACGGATATTGAGAAGTACCAGGAGAAGATCCGAGGAGCTATCCGGGCCACTGAACTCGATATCAAGAACTACGTCGGCACGCGCGACCAGCAGGTCAGTCGCCAGATCAACGCGATGACCCTGGGCGCGAACGACCGTGCCTTGGTTGATTCGATCAACCAGGCGCAGGATCGGTTTCGGCGAATCCGAGACGGCTTCACGGACAAGGTTCTGCGGGAGGGCGGGGCACGCGCATTAGATTCGGAGCAGTACCAGCAGGGCATTGCCGAAATCGACGCTGCCATGTTGGCTCAGGTCGAACGCGAGCGCGGCTACATGCAGCAGCGCGTCGCGCTTCAGGCCGACTGGAAGAACGGCGCGCTGCTGGCCGTCAACGAGTGGGTCGACGGCGCGGCCAACCTGATGGGCCAGTCCCAGCAGGTGTTTTCCTCGTTGTTCTCCGGGATGGAGAACGTCGTGGCGTCGTTCGCCACGACGGGAAAGACGCACTTCTCCGACTTCACCCGCAGCGTCTTGGCCGACATTTCGAAGATCGCGGCGCGCCAGGCCATGGTGGGCCTCGTTACGGGAATTACTGGAAGCCTTTTCGGCCTCGGCTCCGGAGCGGCTGCTGGGACGGAAGCGATGGCCAGCAGCGTTCAGGCTGCCGGGGGTGACGGCATCGGGTCGCTCATCGCGTCGAATGGATGGGTCGCGAACGCCAAGGGCAATGTCTACACGTCGCCCAGCCTCTCCACGTACTCCAACGGCGTCTACGACACCCCGCAGGTATTTGCATTTGCGAAGGGTGCGGGCGTTTTCGCTGAAGCCGGGCCCGAGGCAATCATGCCGCTGCAGCGCGCCTCGGACGGAAGTTTGGGGGTTAGAGCTCAGATTCCCAATTGGCCCAGCGGACCTGGAGCTGACGGCGGCTACCGGGCAGGTCCTCCCGTGCAAGTGTCGATCTACCTACAGGAAGGGCGCGGTGTGCGTACCGACGCGCCGGCGGGCTTGGAGCAGTTTGGAAAGGAGATCGGCGAATTCGTTGACCAGCGCTGTCAGCGGCTGATTGCGCGTTCGTATAAGGCCGGCGGGGCGTCATGGAACCGACTGAATGGTAGGTGACCGTAGTGGAAATTTTTTCGTGGTGCCCGCGTAAGAACCCGCGAGGCGACGTTCGCTTTCGCGCGTTGAAAGCGCAGTTTGGCGACGGCTACTCCCAGGACGCCGAAGACGGCATCAATTCTCGGTCCGAAACATGGCCGCTGGAGTTTTTCGGAACGGAATCTGAAATTTTGCCGATCAAGGCTTTTCTCGACCGCCATGGCACTTGGAAGGGATTCCTCTGGACCCCGCCCATGGGCCAGCAGGCGGTCTTTCTCATGGAGCAGGGGTACAGCCCTGTTCCCATCGGTGGCGGCTGGTTCACGTTGACCGTCACCTTCAAGCAGAAATTCAAACCCTGATAGCTATGGCGACTCTCGAAGAAATCAATATCGGCCAGGCCGCCAACGACCGGAAGGGCGACCCGCTGCGCAACGCGATGCAGAAGGTCAACACGAACTTCTCGAGGCTCAATCTCGAGCTGAAGAGCGTTTGGGATAGCAAGGGCGCGGCCAACGGCATTGCCCCGCTGGATGCGAACGGCCGGCTCCCGATCGGGTATGCGCCGTACTCGCAGCGCCTGCCCAATACTGCGCACGACCTGAACACCTACACGGCGCCTGGCGTCTACGTGCAGGCGACGTCGGCCGGGGTCAGCGCTGGGGCCAACTACCCGATCCCCAGCCAGGGGTGGCTGGAGGTGATCCCGGACAACACGGCGTCGTCCGTCGTGGTCATGCAGCGATTCACCGCCAGGGCGTCGTCGGCCGCCGGCACGCGTGTCTTTGTGCGCACGCAGACGGGAACGGCAGGCAGCTGGGTGGACTGGACCGAGATCCCGAACTTCGCGGGCGTGTTCGGGTATATGGGCAACATGCCGGATTCTCCAGCGCCGAACCTGAACGACTACACCCAGCGCGGGATCTGGATCGTAGGATCTTCCAGCGCCGCCGCCAACGGCACCAATTTCCCAATCGGCAATTCTGGTGTCCTGCTTGTGCTGTCAGGCATCCACCCGGGACAGGCCGCCGGCACCACGGGCATCGTTCAGGTGTACGTGGCGGCGAACTCCAATCGCATGTTCTTCCGCACGCTGGTGTCGAACGTATGGAGGGATTGGGAAGAGGCGGTGCGCACGTCGTTGCTGGGCGCGGCGAACGGCGTGGCCACACTGGACGCCAACAAGAAAGTCCCGCAAGACCAGATTCCCGGCGTGCTCGGCAAGTCGTTGGGGGTGGCCGACAACCTCAACGATTTCGATACGCCCGGCACCTACTACATGAACAGCAACGCCACGGCGCTGCCGGAGCTGAATTATCCGGTCGTGCTGGCCGGCATGCTAATGGTCGAGGCGGCGACGGGCGGCAACCTGCAGGTCACGCAGCTCTACGTCACGAACCCGACGTCCAATCCGCGCATGTTCCTGCGCATCCGTTTCGGCACCTCGAAAACCTGGGGGCCCTGGTTCGAGTTGGCGCGCTTCGATCAGGCGATGACGCACACCTACCTGACCGGTTCGGGTGTGGATATGAACAAGCTGACCGCCGACAACACGTATTACACGTGGAATTCCAGCGCGGTGCAGAGCGGCGGCGTCAATTTTCCGCCCTCAGCTGCGAATTCGTCGGGTTCCCTATCGGTGGTGGTCATCACGGGTTCGTGGATGATCCAGACCTGCTCGATGACGCCATCGTCCACGCGACGTCCCATCGTGTTCCAGCGCATCGGCAACGGTTCCACCACCTGGGGCGACTGGCGCGTCACGCAGCCGATCTCCATCGCTTCCGACCTGCCGACCGCAAACTGCGGCGATGTGTACGTGGACGGCGTCGGCATGCACTCATGGATCGGTGGCGCCTACGTCAACGTTTCGCTCCCTTACATGGGATTGATGGCGGCCGGGCAGGACCTGAATACCTACTTGAATCGAGGCGTCTGGACAATCCCGACTGCCGCCGCTGCTAACAGCGGCTCCAATTTTCCGATCGGTCAGGCCGGTAATTTGGAAGTGTTCGCGCAAGTTTCCACGGGAGGTACGCCTGCCGGGTATGTGGTGCAGCGCTACACATCCGGCAATAGCAACCAGATGTTCACGAGGACCTATGCGAACGGCACGTGGACCGCTTGGAAAGAATACGCTGACATGGCGACTGCCATTACGCAGACGACCCTGAGCAGTGCTGCTGATGCCAACACGCTGACCACACCCAATACGCGCTACATCTGGACTAATGGTGCGGTCGTCAATAGCGGGACCAATTGGCCTTCCTTGTCGGGCTTGATGGCCCGAGGATTCGTGGACGTCGTGGCCATGAGTTCGAGCCAAATCTACCAGCGCTTCGTCTGCACCCTGGCCTCCAACGTTCATCCTATTGTGTTCGAGCGATACGGCAGTGTCGGCGGGACTTGGTACTCGTGGCGTGTGGCCGGTCCCTGGTCGCCCACTTCGTTTTCTTCATACGCACCTACGGCGGACTACGGGGATCTCTATGTGGATGGGGTCGGATGGCACCGTTGGAACGCGGGCCTGTCGAAGTATGCGCTCGCGCCGGTCACTCCGACGCAGCGCGAGGGCCTGGGCACCGAGTGGGTGAACGCGACGTCGATCTTGGTCAAGCCCGGCCGCTGCGCATCGACGAGCGGCGATGTGCTGCTGGAGCTGACCGCCAACAACACGCGCACGGTACAGACGTCTGGGGCGTACGTGCACGGCGCAAGCGGCAACGGCCTGCTGTCGGGCACCCGTCAGGCCGGCTGGTGGTACTACGTGTTCCTGCTGCGTCGGGATTCTGATGGCCTTGTCGCGGTGGCTTTCGACACGTCGGTCGTAGCCGCCAATCGCCCCGCCGGCTACAGCCACTATCGCCGCATCGGAACCGTGCGCACCGATGCCAGTAACAACCTGATGGCGTTTACGCAGATCGGCAACGAGTTCTGGTTCGACAACGTCGTACGAATCTACACCTTCGACGCTGTGGTGGCGGGCACGACCTACGCGCCGGGCACGGGCACGCCGGGGCCGATTTCCCACACCGTTCATCTGTCCGGATGGGCCACCACAGCCGCCGGGCAGCCAAACTTGTCGGTGGAGCTGAACCATCCGACCAGAGGCGGCGGACGTTCCGAGTTCGTCTACTTCATGGCATCCGGTGTGGGTTGGAACCAGATTTCCGACCGGTCTGTACCGATATACGCCAATCCGAGCGTGCCTACTTTGCAGTTCCGAGTGAACGGCGGCAACGGCAACGTCACCCTGTGGGCGCGTGGCTACACCGACCATTTTGAGGATTGACCGTGAAGTACTTTCAAGACAGTGAAACCGGCCAGTACTGGGGCCTACAGGACGACGTGCGCGTCGAGGAAACCGAGGGCGGCTTGGCGTTCTACGACATCACGGGCGCACCCTTGGCCGGCCTGCCTGCATCGCTTATCGCTATGGCCGGTGGACCGCCGGAGCCTCCGGCACCGGTGCCGGAGGCCGTCTCGCGATTCCAGGGCCGCGAGGCGATGTGGCAGACGCCCCACGGCGACATGTCGCTCTTCGAGGCCGCCGAGGCGGTCATCAACGACCCAGCGACGCCGGCGATGTATCGCCGGGCCTGGGCAGACCTGCAGGGGTTCCGCCGCGACAGCGAAATGCTGATCGCCATCGCCGCCACCCTGGGGCTGACGGCGCAGGACCTGGACAGTCTATTCATCTTGGCCGCTGGTATTGCGGCCTAAAGGATTCGAGGATGGGAATCAACGCAGACGTCCAGAAACTTGAGGTAGGGGCAGTCGTTCGACTTTTCGAACTGGATGCGAGCAACATCGGCGGGGCGACCTTGCGCTTTCACGGTTACGCCCAAGCCGGTCCTATCTGGTGGCAGGGGAATCGGTATGACCCCTGGGCGATCGAGGCAGAAGGGCTCGAGCTTACCGGAGAGGGTGAGCAGCCAACGCCTAAGCTGAGGGTTGGAAACGTCGGAATGCAAGAAGATGGAACGCCATTGGGTGGGGTGATTTCGGCGCTGTGCCTTGCTCTTGACGATTTGGTTGGGGCTCGGGTGGTGGTGCGTCGTACCTTGGGAAAGTACCTGGACGCGCGGAACTTTCCAGAGGGTAATCCAACGGCGTCGCCCGATGAGCATTTCCAGGACGATATCTGGATCGTGCAACAGAAGACGGGTGAAACCAAAGAAACTGTCGAGTTCGAGCTATCAAGCGCACTGGACTTTACCGGGCAGATGTTGCCGGCCCGCCAGATTATTGCCGGCGTTTGCGGTTGGCTGAGTATCGGTGGCTACCGTGGAACGTACTGCGGCTATACAGGGGCGCGCATGTTCGACATAGAAGGAAATCCGGTTTCCGATCCTGCCTTGGATCGCTGCTCGGGTTTGCTTTCTGACTGCAAGAAGCGTTTCGGCGAATACGAAACGGTCAATTTCGGTGGCTTTCCTTCGGCGGATCGCATCAGGGGCTAATCATGCGTAAGAGAACATTGGCAGCCATCCGGGCGCACGCGGTGGCTGAGTACCCACGCGAGTGCTGCGGCCTGGTGGTGCAAATTGGCGATATTGAAACCTATCGTCGCTGTAAGAACCTGGCAACGGGTTCGGATCATTTCGTGATGGACCCAGCGGACTACGCCGACGCCGAAGAGGCTGGGCGCATCACTGCGATTGTCCATTCCCACCCGGATATGCCTGCCACGCCCAGCGAGGCTGATCGGGTGGCATGCGAGGCCACAGGCTTGCCCTGGTTCATAGTTGCGGTGACCCAAGACGCCAGCGGCGCGCCGGCGGCCGAGGAAGTGTTGGGATTTGCGCCGGAGGGGTATGTGGCGCCGCTGCTCGGTCGTCCTTTCGCACATGGCGTGCTGGACTGCTACAGCTTGATTCGGGACGCATTCTCGCGGGAGCTCGGCATTGTGTTGCCTGACTTTCCGCGGGAGGACGGTTGGTGGGAGCCGGGTCGAACGGGGAACCTATACATGGACCACTTTGCAGAGGCTGGGTTTCGTCCGTTGGCCATCGGCGAGGGTATCCGGTTCGGAGACGTGGTGCTGATGCAGATTCGATCCGACCGAGTCAACCACGCCGGATTTTTCATGGGTGATAAAGCTTTGCAAGAAGCGCAGGACTTGTTCCCCGTCCCCAACGCAATGCTGCACCACCTGTATGGGCGTGATTCCGAACGGGTCGTGTACGGGGGCTATTGGCAAGAGGCGACGCGGCTGGTGCTGCGTTATCAGGGGTAAGCGATGAGCGAAAGGCTGCGAAACATTCGACTTTACGGATGGCTCGGCACTCAGTTTGGCCGGTTCCATCAATTGGCCGTCGGCAGCACTGCAGAAGCAATTCGGGCATTGTGTGTCGTGCTGCCTGGTTTTGAGAGGGCGCTGGCCGATAGCGAAGCGAAAGGGGTGCGATATGCGTGTTTGGTCGGAAAGCGCAACATTTCCGAAGAAGAACTTCGATCGCCGACTGGTGCGGATGTGATCCGTATCGCTCCGGTTCCGGCCGGGGCCAAACGAGGCGGTCTGTTCCAAACGATCTTGGGAGCGGCTCTAGTCGCGGTGTCGTTCTACGCACCCTTTGCAGGTTTGGCGATTACCTCAAACTTGACCGCTGGCACCCTGGCGTTCTCGCTCGGGGTATCTCTTGGGCTGGGCGGGGTATCGCAAATGTTATCGGCACAGCAGCGCGGATTAAGCGCAAAGGACGGGCCGGATAACGGCGCTTCGTACAACTTCAACGGACCGGTCAACACGATGGCACAAGGCAATCCTGTGCCGCTTTTGTATGGCCGGATGATCGTTGGTAGCGCGGTGATTTCGGCGGGAATCTACGCAGAGGATCAGGTATGAGGTTGCAGCACATTCCAGCCACTGGGGCGCCTTCGGGCGCCCTTTTTGTTTCCGGAGGCACTCAGCGACCGCGCGTTTCGGTCGTCGGCTACGGAGGCGGGAAAGGCGGTGGTGGAGGCCGAAGCCCTAAGGAAGCACCCGACAGTCTCCATGGAACTTCCTATGCGCGGGTGATCGACCTGATCTCAGAAGGAGAGGTCTTTGGGCCGGCCCATGGCTTGAATGAGGCGTTGCGCGACGTTTACTTGGACGGCACGCCCGTGGCGAATGCCGACGGAACGCTGAATGTTCCAGACATCGAGATTGATTTCCGGCCCGGCACGCAAACTCAAGATCCGCTTCCGGGGTTTCCCGCGGCGGAAAGCACCACTTCGGTCAATCTCGAGCTGCGGTTTGGCACACCCTGGGTGCAGACGCTGAGCAATCTGCAGTTGTCGGCGGTGCGGGTGAATCTCGCATTCGAAGGGCTATCTGAGGCCAGTGAAAGCAAGGGCATTGGCGGTTATCGCGTTGAGTATCAGATTGAACTCAGCACGGATGGAGGCGCCTATCAGGTTGTGCTTTCTAGCGCGGCGGACGGGAAGACGACGCAGCGCTACCCGCGGTCGCATCGGGTCGACCTGCCGAGAGCTCGGCAGGGATGGTCTGTGCGAGTCGCCCGGCTGACCCCGAACGCCAATAGCAACACGATCGCAGATCGTACGCTTGTGGATTCGTATTCGGAGGTGATTGACGCGAAGCTGCGATATCCGATGTCGGCAGTTGTCGGCCTCAAGATTGACGCGTCGCGATACCAGCGGATACCGACCCGAGCGTATGACTGGAAGGGCCGCATCATTCGCGTCCCTTCCAATTACGACCCCAATTCGCGTGTCTATGTGGGCACCTGGGACGGCACGTTCAAGCTGGCCTGGACGGACAACCCGGCATGGATATTTTTCGACCTGATCTCCAACGACAGATACGGGCTGGGCAGCCGAATCCCTGCGGGGTGGCTGGACAAGTGGAGTCTCTATCAGATCGGCCGCTACTGCGATGAACTGGTCCCTGACGGTTTTGGTGGTCAGGAGCCGCGTTTTACCTGCAACTGCTATCTCCAGTCGGCCGCCGACGCCTTCCGCGTGATGCAAGATCTGGCGTCGGTATTCCGCGGCATGGCGTACTGGGCCAGCGGTTCGGTGGTGGCGGTGGCTGATATGCCGGGTGATCCCGTCTACACCTTTACCGCAGGCAACGTCATTGACGGCCGGTTCACCTATGTTGGATCGGCGCTGAATACGCGTCACACAGTCGCGCTCGTTTCGTGGAATGACCTTTCCGACATGGGGCGCCAGAAGGTTGAGTACGTCGAAGACCGCGAAGCGCTGGCCCGCTACGGCCTGAAGAAGGTCGAGGTCAGCGCATTCGGGTGCACCTCTCGTGGCCAAGCCAACCGGGTGGGTAAGTGGTTGCTGCTCACATCGCGGATGGAAACGCGTTCGGTGTCGTTCTCCGTGGGTCTGGATTCGTGCCGCGTGCGACCTGGAAGCATTATCCGCGTGGCGGACCCCAATCTCGCGGGCCGCCGCATCGGCGGTCGCGTTCGGTCGGCCACTGCTGCGCAAATAACCGTCGATGCGGAATTGGGCGTCCGTCCTGGCGATCGGCTGACCATTAATTTGCCTAGCGGCGTTTCTGAGACTCGGATTATCAGTACTGCTGTCGGCCAGGGCGTGACGGCGGACATGACCACATTCACGGTGGATTCCACGGAGCTCACTGCGGATATGGTGGGCTTGCCCGGCACTGTTCTCATTTTGACGGTGACTGCCCCCTACTCGGAGGTTCCGGAGGCCGAGTGCGTATGGACCTTGGAGTCCGAGGCGCTTTCGGCCCAACGCTTCCGGGTCCAGCGCGTAAGGCAGACTGATGGCCTGATAGCGGAAATCGCTGCCATCCAGCACGAACCCGGAAAATTCAACAACGTCGACTTTGGCACGAGACTGGACCCGCCGCCCGTCAGTGTCATTCCACCCGGCGTGCAGCCCCCTCCGACGGGCGTGACGATTACCTCCTATCCGGTGATCAGCCAGGGTTTCGCCAGCCATACGGCGGTGTTCACCTGGGAGCGGGCCGACAGCGCGGTGGCGTACGAGGTGCAGTGGCGTCGCGACAATTCGGAGTGGGTGAATCTTCCCCGAACAGGCTCCACCAGCATCGAGGTGCCCAACATATACGCGGGCGCATTCATTTGCCGCGTGAGAGCTGTGAACGCCCTAGACGTAACGTCTATTTGGGCTTCCTCGGCCCAGACGCAGCTGGATGGCATTCTTGCGCCACCGCCGACGGTCACCAGCTTGACGGCTAAATCGCTCGTCTTCGCTATCCAGTTGAAGTGGGGCTTTCCGGCCGGGCCTTCGATCATCGAGCGGACCGAGATTTGGTACGGAACGTCGCCGTCTTTCGAGGCGGCGCAGAAGCTTGGAGACTATGCGTTTCCGCAAGACAGTGCCACGTTGATGGGACTGTCCGCGGGCGCTCGCCTTTACTTCTGGGCGATCCTGCGTGATCGCAACGGCGTCGCCGGTGTGCGGTATCCGGCCGGAAACGGGGCGGTCGGGCAGGCAAGCTCGGATGCCTGGGAAATTCTGGAGTACCTCAAGGGCAAGATTACCGAAACTGAACTGGCTCAGAATGTTTTAGCCCCTATTCAGAAAGTGCCTGTATTGGAAACACGCATTGAGCAGGAGGAGATCACCAGGAAAGAGCAAAACGCTGAGATGGCGCAGACCATTGCCACGGTAAGTGCAAAGGTCGGCGAAAACACGGCGTTGATTAAGGAGGAGGCGCTGACCCGAGCAGATGAGGTGGGCTCGTTGGGGAAGCGCGTCACCTCTGTACAGGCGTCTGTTGATGACGTGTCCGTGCGGGCTGATGGCGCACTCGACAAGGCTGGCGGCGCGCTTGATAGAGCCAATCAAGCATTCGCTGGGGTGGAGGAAACCAGCCAGGCCATCGCGCAGACCGACGGGAAATTGGCGGCCATGTGGAGCATCAAGGTTCAGACCTCATCTGGGGGAAAGAACTGGATTGCGGGTATCGGCGTGGGCGTCGAGAACAGCGGTGGCGTAAGGGAGTCGCAGGTAATTGTTGCTGCGGACCGTTTCGCGGTGCTTCACCCCAACGGCGATCAGGTTGCGTTGCCCTTCGCCATCGTCGGCGGCCAGGTTTTCATCAACGACCTGCTTGTCCGTAATGCCTCGATCGGTGCCGCCAAGTTTACGGATTACCTGGATTCCGACGCCACGGGGTTTGGAGGGCGGCCGCTTCTGCGCTTGAATTTTCGGACTGGATCGGCCGAGTTCAACGGGCAGGGGGCTGACGGTTCGCGCACGGAGATCAACAACAAGGGGATGAGGTACTACTACCCCAATGGCGTGCTGGGCGCACGATTTGGAGGCGACTGATGGCAATCGCTCCTCTCCAAGTCTGGGACGACCAAGGGCGAATGCTGATCAACTTCAGCACCCGCATTGCCCGCCAGCTCGGCGCAGTCTGGACCGGGACCAGCGACGGCAGCATCTACGTCCCCGAGCTTGCCGGTCCCGATGGCTGGATCGCGGTTCAGGCGCTGGGCGATTACGGGTCCGGGAACGCCCCAATGATCGCTCGCTCAGGGGGCACGATCTCCTGGCGGTTCGTCCCGGGCCAGCCCAACGGGCGCGTTAATGCCAAGATCCTTTACGGAGTTCGTTAATGGCTGATGCAGCTGTAGTTTTGTACAACGAAGCTGGAAATCTGATCGTTGATAGCCGGAACGTGAACATGTTCCTTCGGTACTCTGGGGTCACCGGTGCGGACCGCTACAACAATATCTTTGTGAATTGCATTGACCCCGTTCTCTTCTTTCGTCCCGTATCCGAGTTTGGCGGCGTCGTCGCCATGGCCCGCAACGGGAACGAAGTGCTCTATCGATTTCGCGGCCAATGCGAGTACTACGTATTTGATCGGCCTTGGCAGACCGGGGGGCCGATTGATATCTGGGCACAAGACGGGACGCACATTTTCATGAGCACGGCAAGGCCCATGGACGTGCTGCAAACCATCGACCTGCCCAACTACTTCGATGCCTATCGCCAGGCGTATCGGGATGGATGGGACTACGCGGGGCTGCCGGCGTCGAAGTATGCGTACAACGTGTCGTTCACTCGACAGGGGTACGACTGCATGCCGCAGGCAGGTGGCGGCTGGTCATGTTTTCTCTGCCTGGAGCACATCTACGCTAGATCCAACGGCCTTCACGTTGCATTTCCCGAGTATGGAATGCGGTTCTTCGGCTGGGCACCGCTCTTCGCGAACGTTTTCACCAGCTACGCCGGGGCGTGCCCCGTCTCGTTCATTGACGTGACCGGTTGGCTCTAAGGCCGCCGTCGATCTCGCCCACGTCGCGCGGGCATATTTCTTGGAGTTTAGATAGATGGCAGAACCTGCAAGCACAGGTGTTGTGGCGGCAGCAGCCGCGGGCGTGACGCTCGCCGGCCTGCTGCCTGGGATAGATGGCAATGCTCTCATCGGGGCGTTTGCCGGGGCGTCGCTTTTCGTCGTGTCGCGCAAGGAGGGTGGCTTGCTGTCGCGCGGCATCTACTGGGCTATCTCTTTCGTGATCGGCTACCTGGCCGCGCCGGACGTGGTGGCGCTGACGCCGATCAAGGAAACCGCCATCGCGGCCTTCGGTGCGGCGGCGCTGGTCGTGACTATCGCTCTGGCGGCAATCGAGCGCATCAAGACGTTCGATTTCACCGCGGTCTTCAAGAAAGGGGGCTGATATGCAACCTGCCGAAATGATCAGCATGGGCCACCAGCATCTGGTGGCCCTTTTGTTTGTGGTGGCGAATTTCGCGTCGGCGGCGCGGCTGCTGCTGTATCGCCGGAAGGGCGCCCGGTTTCGCCGCGGGATGTCCTGGCTGGCCTACCTGCTCATTGTGGGCACGGGCGGGCAAGCCCTGGATGTTCTTCTGCGGCACGAGCCGGTGACGGTCTGGCAGGCGGTTGTGGCGGTGCTGATCGCCGTGTTGGTCTATCGCGCCCAGGGGAACGTGGCGTGCATTGTGAGGATCAATTCATGACGCTGAAAGAGATTATCGCAGGGGCTATCAACCCCGCGCTGGCGCTGCTTCCGGCCAAGATGGACACGCCTTCGGCGCGCGTCCAGCTGCTAGCTACCGGTCTGCAAGAAAGTCGCTTGGTGGACCGCCGCCAACTGGTCGGCAGCCCGCCGCGACCGACTGGCCCTGCCAAGAGCTTCTGGCAGGCGGAGCGGGGAGGCGGCATGGTACATGGCGTTCGGCTGCACGCGGCTACGAGCGCCGCGGCGGCGCACCTCTACCAGGTCCGAGGTGTGCCCGCGCGCGATGCCGCAATCTGGGATGCCATCGAGCATGACGACGTGCTGGCGGCAGGCCTGGCTCGTCTGCTGCTGTGGAGCGACCCGGGCCGGCTGCCGCTTGTGGGTGACGAAGAGGGCGCCTGGCGGTTGTATCTGCGCACCTGGCGGCCCGGTGCTTACGACCGCGGCACGCCCGCCCAGCGCGCGGAGCTTCGCGCCAAGTGGGGCCGCAACTATGCCCAGGCCCTGGCCGAGGTGACCCGATGAAACCGCTGGTGCGTGCCGCGCTTCCCTATCTGATCGTCGTCGCCCTGGTGGTGGGCGCCGCACTCTGTGTGCGCTGGTACGGCTCCAGCCAATACCAGGCCGGCGGTGACGCGCGCCAGGCAGAAATCGAGAAGCGCCAGGCTGCTATCGAGCGCGCCTGGCAGGAGGAAAAAGACCGTGCTGATGCCCAGTTCCGCGGCGCCGTCCTGGCGCGGCAGCAAACCGAATCCAAGTTGGCCAAGGCTGAGCGTGATCGTGACGCCGCTTTTGCTCGCGTTGGGAGGCTGCGCAAGCAGCTTGCCGCCCGGGACGCCGAGGCATCCTACGCCGGCGGCGGACCTGATGGCGCCAGTCCCGACTGGATCGGCCTATTTGGAGAGTGTCTTGACCGAGCTCAACGCCTTGGACGCCGACTTGGCGAGGTGGGAAAAGATGGTGCAGGATGGGCTGACCAAGTGAACGGCCTGCAAGGGTACATTCATAGTCTGCGTGATGCGCGGTAAAGCGAGTGGGGTGCTTGGGATTTCGCGAACCAACCCCCATGTGCGTGATGTAGGCATGCACGTTGCTGTGGTAGAACGGAAGCTCGGCGATCCAGAGAGCAAGCCACTTTTCTAGCGCTATCTTGGCGATAGGGTAAAAAGGGGACATGCTATATTCCCCCTCGATCGCCGAATTGAGCTGATCACGGAACTTTGATAATGGCCCACCAAGTCTACTTTGTTACAGCGCTGTCGAAGCCAAGCGCCGTTGCCGAACGATTGCCGGAGGTCATCCCTGATGAAGGCATGATCTACAAGTTGGCGAACGATAAGTGGTTCGTTGTCTATGATGGCATCTCTCGAGAACTAGCCGAAAAGCTTGGCATGCGGGGTGATCCCTTTATTTCAAGTGGACTAGTCTTGCCCGTCTCTAGCTACAGCGGACGGGCACCTACCGATTTGTGGGAATGGTTGCGACTTCGGATGGAGTGATCATGGCGGTAAAGGGCGCATCAGAACGCCGGAGGTCGGACGCCTCGCGAATGATTGATACAGCAGACGACTCATCATCTAACGTCGTCTCGGACCCAGGAATAATGCGAGGTGATTACTCGCAATTCATCTGGCAAAAGTTGGATTCTATTGACACCCGGTTAGGCGAGTTGGCCGAGCGCCACGGGCGCATGGACGAAAAGCAAGGACGTGTGGCCAGTTCTCTCGAAAAAGTGGAAGGTAAAGTCTCGGACGTCGAAAAGTCGATCCGCTGGGTGAAAGCTCTTTTTGTGGTTGGCGGAGCTTTGATCGGTGGCGCTTTTGCGCTCTATAAAGTTTTCGAGTCGCACATCTCCATCACCCTCAAATGAGGGCATGAATTGATTACCTGCTGCGTGACCGCAGCGCCATACCCTTGCGCAGCTTGCGCGGTTGCTCCAGCAGCTCGGCCGTCATCTGGTCGCGCTCAATCACACAGGGTTCGGCGGCCAAGCCCTCCATCAGGTCGTCGTAGATCTCGCCCATGAGGCTTGCGGGCCGCTTCAGATCGCCGGAGACCTGGTGCAGGCGTAGCAGGACCGAGCGTAGCCGCTTGATCTCCCACAGCAGGGCGATCACATCGGGGTTCCACGGCTGACGCAGGCGGATGGTGCGTAGCTGGTCGGCGGTCAGGGGCTCTTTGAACGGCATAGCGGAAAACACTGGTTGTATATCCAGTATATTCCGCTTTAAATGGGGTCGATTGCGTTGGCGAGCTGGTACTTGGAATTGCCCACTTCTTTGCGCACCGGGTGCCAGGTGAACGCCGTTTCCGGCAGGCCATGCTCCAGCAGCGCAAGCGCCTGGGCAGTGGGAACCTCCGGGTCCACCCAGTGGATGGCGAGGTCGGCCGGCAGCGCTACCGGCCGCCGGTCGTGAACGTCGATCATGCCGCCCAGGGAGAGTCATTGGTGACGAGAGCAAAGCCGTGGGCTTCGTCCTTGTCGGCGCCGGGGCGCCAGTTGCTAAGGGCTGCGAAGAACAGCGGTGCATTGTCGGTCGCGTGGATGTAGTAGGGCTGCTTGGGCGGCTTCGGCCCATCGGCCAGGGGCTTCCATTCATACCAGCAGTCCGCCGGCACCAGGATGCGGCCGCGCGCGGTGAGCATCTTCCAGGGCCAGGCGCCGGCGAGGATCTTGTCCAGCCGCGCGCTTGACATGAAGTACTTCGAATTGTGCGGGCGCCAGCCCCAGTGTAGGCGCTCCAGCTCGAAGTCGTCGGCCAGGCGATGCATTGCCATCGGATGCGTGCCGGGCGGGATGTTGTAGCGCGGTCCTGCGGAATCGGCAAAGATCAGGCGCGGATTGGGGAACAGGCGCTCGACGTAATCCATAGGGCCTGACTTCTGGACAATGCGACCGCACATAGGCACCTCCAGGAAGAAGGGGAAGGGCCAGTATAGGATCAGTCCTGCACAGGAACCTCACCCTTGAGGCGTTGTAGGCGCACCTCGTCAAGGTAGATCAGTAGCGCGACCTCTAGGCGCTCCTTCTCCTGTTCAGTCAGCAGGCTAAATTGCTCGGGGGTGATTGTGTCGAATGGCCAAGGTTCCATGTCGGACACGCTAACCCATTGTGGCCGCTCGGATGCGGCTCAAGCGGCAATCTCGGACTGAACGCCGGCTTCCTTTAATATGGAGGTGTGGCGCGAACGCAAGAAATGCGGAATTTCGGGTGTGGTTGGTATTTTTGGTTGGTTTTTACCCTAAGTCTTTGATTTGCAATGTAGGATTACCCCCTTACAAGGCGTAGGTCACAGGTTCGACCCCTGTAGCACCCACCACCGAAAGCAAACCGCGTCGCTGCAAATCCCGCAAATCCGGATTGCAGTAACCATAGAAAACCCGCACACATCGCCGTGGCGGGTTTTTTGTTTGACGATGACTCCAGCCCGGTACTTCGCTGGACTGCGCCGTAGCTCGATGAAGCAGGTTTATCAAGGACTTACGCGCGTCCATCATATGCCGGTGCTTTCTGAAACTTGACCCGGTTTTCCCTCGCGCCGCTCCTATCTGGCTCTTGGAATTCGGGTCGTTCCAAGGAGTCATCATGGCGAAGATCAAGCTCACCAAGACCGCCGTAGAGTCGGCGCAACCCCAGGCCAAGGACATCGAACTACGGGATACCGTGGTGCCGGGTTTCCTCTGCAAGATTACCCCGAAGGGCCGTCGGGTGTTCATGCTCCAGTACCGCACGAACTCCGGGCAGCCCCGCAAGCCCTCGCTGGGCCTGTTCGGGGAACTGACCGTGGAGCAGGCCCGCGTCATGGCGCAGGACTGGCTGGCCGAGGTTCGCCGAGGCGGCGACCCCGGCGGCGCCAAGGCCGAGGCGCGCAAGGCGCCCACGGTCGAAGCGCTGTGCAAGAAGTTCATGGAGGACTACTCCAAGAAGCGCAACAAGCCGAGCACGCAGCGCGGCTATCAGGCCGTCATCGACCGCTGCATCGTCCCGCTGATCGGCCGCAAGAAGGTGCAGGACGTGAAGCGGCCCGACATTGCCGGGCTGATGGAGAAACTGGCCTACAAGCCCGCCGAGGCGAACAACGCCTTCGGCGTGCTGCGCAAGATGTTCAACCTGGCCGAAGTGTGGGGCTACCGCCCGGACGGCACGAACCCGTGCCGCCACGTCCCGATGTACCCGCCCGGCGAGGAAACCCGGCTCATCGTGGACGACGAACTGGCGCTGATCTTCCGCCAGTTGGAGAAGCTGGAGGCGGAAGGACTGGAGAACTACGTCATCCCGCTGGCGATTCGCCTGCAATTCGAGTTCGCCGGCCGCCGCTCCGAAATCTGCATGCTTGAATGGGATTGGGTCGATCTGGAGAACCGGCGCGTGGTCTGGCCCGACAGCAAGACCGGCGGCCTCTCCAAGCCCATGAGCGCGGAAGCCTATCGACTGTTCTCGACGGCACCGCGCCGAGAAGGTTGCCCCTACGTCCTGCCTTCGCCCAACGACCCGACCAAGCACCTGACCTTTGGCGAGCACTATGGCGGATGGTGCCGGGTGCTCAAGGCAGCCGGCGTCCCACACGTCGGCACGCACGGCATCCGCCACCGCTCCACGACCGACATTGCCAATTCGGGAGTGCCGACCAAGGTAGGCATGAAGCTGACGGGCCACAAGACCGTGGCGATGTTCATGCACTACGTCCACACCGAGGACAAGCCGGTGCGGGATGCTGCCGAACTGGTGGCGAGTCGGCGGCAGGCCATCACGGGCGCGCGGCGCCCTGCGGAGGCCACGGCATGAGCAAGAGGACGCTTTCGGTGGCGCCCCCCGCTGCCTTGGCGGCCGACTATCCCCGTTCCGCAATTTCCGAGACAGTGTCTGGGAAATTCGGCCTCGCCGAGCTGGCCAAGGTCTTCACGCTGCCGTGGTCGGCCTATGCGCTGCTGATTTCGGTCAAGGATGCCCGCGGATCGGTGGCCGGCATCCCGTCCAGTCGGCTCCGATTGTCGTGCCGGCGTCACGACAATCGGGCGGGCCATCCCTTCTATCTAGGTGCTACACCGGAGACTGGAAAAGTATGCCCGTTTCGGGTATAG